ATTTTTTTTTTCAAAGACTTTTTTAGGATTTTCAATTTTGGACATTTTTTTTGTCCATTTTTAACTTTCTGAAAAAACTCTTGGAAAAAAAAATCGATATTTTTCATGAGACTGAGAAAAAAATTAAGGTAAGGAAATATTAAAAAAAAAAATAATTTGTTACTGTAATTTTTTTTTAAAAAAAATATTTTTTTTGGAAAAGAATTTAAGGCATTTTTTTGTATCCTATTATAGATATGGAGGATACAAAAAAAATGCCAAAAAATGCCAAAAATTTTTATTGTGATATTTGTCACTTTAAATGCTGTAAACAATCCAATTTTGTATCACATGTTTCCACATCAAAACATCAAAACGGCATGAAAAGATACAAAATGATACAAAATGATACAAAAAAAATGCCAAAAAATGCCGATGAGACCTTCACTTGTGAATGTGGTAAGACTTATAAGTATCATTCAGGATTATGGAGACATCAGAGTCAAAATAAGTGTTGTAATTTAAATATTAATACACTTGATGACTCAATAAATGATTCTGATTCAAATGTGCTAGCAAATCTAGTTTTAGAGGTTGTAAAGCAAAATAAAGAACTTACATCACAAAATCAAGATTTAACAAATAAGTTATTTGAAATTTGTAAAAATGGGACAACAAATAATACTATGATTAATAATAATTCAAATAACAAAACATTCAATCTTAATGTCTTTCTTAATGAACAATGTAAAGATGCAATGAATATTATGGATTTTGTTGAATCAGTTAAAATACAATTATCTGATTTAGAAAGTGTTGGTAAATTAGGTTTTGTAGAAGGAATATCAAGCATCATTGTTAAGAATTTAAAAGCAATGGATATTCACAAAAGACCAGTTCATTGTAGTGACTCAAAGAGAGAAGTTATGTATATTAAAGATGAAGATAAATGGGAAAAGGAGAATGAAGATAAAAACAAGTTAAGAAAGGCGATAAAACATATTGCTCAAAAAAATAGCAAGATGATTCCAGAATTTAAATCAAAGTACCCTGATTGTGTTCATAGTGATTCTATAAAATCAGATCAATATAATAAATTAGTTATTGAAGCTATGGGTGGACGAGGTGATAATGATAGTGAGAAGGAAGATAAAATTATAAAAAAATTAGCCAAAGAATTATTAATAGATAAAGTTTGATTTTTATTGCTTTATTGTAAAAATGAATTAGATGGTAATGGCCCATCTTCAACAAAATCACCTGTCAAACTATATCTATCTGGGTAAGATAGCATATATTGTAAACCATTTGGAGTATATCTTTGTTTAAACAATTTGTCTTCTTCTTTAAATTTAGACATCCATATATTATCACCATAGTTAGGAGAAACTGCTTTAGAAAATTTTTTTTTACTAAATGTAGTTGCTCTTGTACCAATATCAGTTGTTAATGTAGAATATGTAGGTGTAGTACCAACTGTCAATTTACCGGCGTCATCATCACCAGGAACATTTTCACTATTATTAGATGAATAAGAAGGTACATTTGGTTGACAACCAGGACAGTCTATATCAGCTAAACATTGTTGTCCTGTAATAGCACATCGGCCAGTAGGTGAACAAAAATTTTGACAACTAGTAGTTGTATTCAATGGTAAGTTAACTGTATGACTTGTATTACTTTTATTATTATTTTGAATATTATTATTTTTATTTATTTCTTGAAAACATTTTTTACAGTTACTAGATAATAGATTTGAATCAGTTGAACTATTATTTGTTTGACTCATTTGTTCGAAACACTCAACAATGTATTTATTTTTAACCAAAAAGTCAATCGATTTAAATATAGAAATTACCATTATAAAGCTTATAAATGCTAAAAATAAAATATTAAATTGTCTCTTTGACAATGTCATATATTATTATACAATATTTTATTTAGAAAAAACTAAATCAAACTACATTTATTTGAGATAGAAAAATAAAATACAAATAATTTTATATCATTTAAATATAAGTAATGTCTTCTAGTGATACTCAAGCAATTGACGATAAAAAAAATTCAACTACTTCTGAATCTGCTGATATGGTAAAAAATATTGGCAAATTTTTTGTTTCAGTTTTAGCAGTAGTAGTATTTATAATAGCCTATTTTTTTATTGGTACTCTTGTTTTATATAGTTGTAAAGTAGGACAATCAAATATACTACCTACCGATGACAAATGTTTTCCATATACTGATAATGTTCCTGATATTGAAAGTATTCAAACGAATATTTTTACCACCGTTTTTACAGATCCACAATTATCATTAAAACTAAAAATTCCATATGATAAAGATAATTCAAAAAATATATTTTTAGATATACTACGCAAATATAAACATGAACCATTCTCATATTTTTTAATGAACTATTTCATTTCAATAATTGAATCATTAATGTCTATGAATTTTACTTCATCAAATCTTATATTGAATGGTTTTAACATGTTGCCGGAACCATTAATTATATTATTAGGTCCAATAGCAATACCAACAATAGCTACATTAATCATTATTTTAAATACATTTTACGGTATGTATTTGTGGTTTGCTAAAATGTCTTGGTTTTTTAAAAAAAATGTAAATGAAGATAAAGGTCGTAGACCAATATGGGAAGACATTTCACTTTTTGAACCATTTAATTACTTTTGTGCTATTTCATTAGTAATATTATTTTGTATTTTATTTTTTGTTGTAGGTATAGCAAGTTCACCTGTTTTACCTATGATATCAATGGTTTGGTGTGTGATAACATGTCTAGGTTATAAAGGTGTAATGAATGACAAAAATATAACTATATTATCTGTATTAAGTGATGTGTTTAAATACTATAAAGTGCCTTTAATGTCAATTGTTAGCACTTTTGTAATATTGAACGCCTTTGCAACACTAGGTCCCGTTCAAGGACTATTCTCAATGTTTGTACTTGCCTTGATTTATTGGGGTATTATATCAATCAATATTTTTAAACCAATAAAGGAAGAAAATTTAACACCATTAGTAAGCAATAAACAAGCAAATAAAAAATGTGAAGTACCTGATGGTTATAATTATAGAGGTAGAAGACATGGATTTTTATATTATTTTGTAAATTTCTTTTTCCCTTTACATTCACATAACCAGTCAGGAGGGAAAAATCTTGCGAAAGAATTAAAGAGTATCGGCAAAAAAATACAAGGATAAACAGTAATAACTAACAATATAATTTAATTATTTATATGAAATAAATATTAAAAAACTTGGAATACTTATAGTATGTCTCAAAAAAAAAACAAAACCAATAAGAAGAACAATAATTTACCTTTTGTGAGTATATGTACTCCAACTTTTAATCGACGCCCATTTTTTCCATATATAATAAAATGTTTTGAAAATCAAACATATCCAAAAGATAGAATGGAATGGATTATTATTGATGATGGAACTGATAAAATAGTGGATATTGTATCTCATATACCACAAGTTAAATATTTTCAGTTTAACGAAAAGATGTCTCTTGGTAAAAAAAGAAATATTTCACACGATAAATCAAAAGGTGATATAATAATTTATATGGATGATGACGATTACTATCCTCCTGAAAGAGTTAGTCATGCTGTTGAAATGTTAATAAAAAACCCAGATGCGTTGTGTGCCGGATCAAGTGAAATGTATATATATTTTAAACATATTCATAAAATGTATCAATTTGGTCCATATGGTCCGAATCATTCAACAGCAGCAACATTTGCTTTTAGAAAGGAATTGTTGAAACAGACAAGATACGAAGAAAATGCTGCAATTGCCGAAGAAAAACATTTTTTAAAAGGATATACAATTCCTTTCGTTCAGTTAGACCCAATGAAATCTATTTTGGTATTTTCACACACACAAAATTCATTCGATAAAAAAGAATTATTAAATGGACCGCCAAATCCTACTATAAAAGAGTCTACTAAAAAACCAGATGACTTCGTTAAAGAAGTAGATATATTAAATTTTTTTATGGAAGATATTGATAAAGCATTGGAAAATTATGACCTTGGTAAAACAGAACATAAACCAGATGTAACAAAACAATTGATAGAAATAAAAGCAACGAGAGAGAAAATATTTCAGGAACAAAAAAAAAAAGAAATGGAAATAATGAGTCAACCTATAATACAAGAAGCGAAAAAAAAACTAAATGAACTTACTTGTGTAATTCAAGAATTGACAACTGAGAATAGTCAGTTGAAAGATAAAGTGAAATATTTGGAAGAAAAAATGAGACAATTAATAACAAATCAAATACAAGAGCGTATTAAAATGAATAGTAATAATAGTAATAATAGTAATAATAGTAATAATAGTAGTAATAATAGTAGTAATAATAGTAGTAATAATAGTAGTAATAATAGTGATAATAGTAATAATAGTGATAATAGTAGTAATAATAGTAATATTATTATTATATAAATCTATTTAAACATACTATATATTTTAATAGAAAATGGAATATGAAATGTATAACCCCGCTGATGAGAACGAATATGATGATTTATTTATAAACAAACTAGTATTTAATATGGGTCTAGATTCTACGAAGAGTTCAGATATTGGATATAATAAAATATTTAAAATGGTGTCTCGTTCTATAAATGATAAACAATTAGTGAAAAAAAAGGTCGAATTCTATACGACAGGTGGTGTTGGGTCAAATATAAGAGATGCTGAGACAGGTGAGTATTATAATAACTATGTAGGTACAAAAGAGGAAGACTTATATTTTAAAGTAGTTATAACAAGTGGTGAATGTAAAAGTAAAAACAAATCGTACACTTTGTTTTTTATATCACCTAGTCATTATGCTTCACATATGTATACTGAAGTAAGTAATGAAATTGTCGCAAATTGGGAAAAGAAAAAAGCTATGTGTTTGAAGATAATGGAAGATGAAGATAATGTAAAAAAACAAAGAAGACATTTAATTATATAAATAGATTTTTTTATCAACTTAAATATTACTATATATAGATTATATATGTTAATATTTCTTATAATTTTTATTTGTGGTTATACTGTAAGTAATAAAGTTACTAAAAAAAACATTATTTTAAATACCAATACGATTTCAAATAATAATAATAATATTGGTATAGACGACAGATATATAAAAGAAGAAGAATATTCAACAGAAAAAATGAAAGAGATGTTTGATAAGAAAAAACTATTAGATATTTTACAAAATAAACATATTCCTGTTATAATAAAAACATCTATGTTAAAGAATTTTATACCTGAAGAAAAAGTACGTCCATCTAATATCTTTGCTGGCGGTTTATTAGATGACTATAATTTTGATTTTGATTTATAAAACATACTTCTAATTTTTTATTTTATTCCTCATAAATATCATCTTCATCTTCAATATCAATTTCCTTATCTATTGTTCCTGGCGCGTTTTCTTTTGTATATTTTTCCAAGTATCTATATATTCTGTTTATATCCAATTTTGTAATTTCATAATTTTCAAAAATACTTAAAATATGAACGTCATCATATTTATTTTTTAAATCTATAAAAAAACCAAATAGATCTTTTTTATCCATTCCTTGTTTTTGACATAATTTTTGGATAAACAACGTATTATTATATTCAGTAGAGTATTTAGTTAAAACTTTTGTAAATCTAACTTCAGAAGGGTTATATTTTTGTTTTTTAACAATCGTTTCATGATATATTTTATTATTCTTAAACGTTTTAATCAGCGAACTCATTTCATTAAACTGCCAAATTTGCTTTTGAAATGTTATTCTATCTATGTAATCCGCAAAACAAATATTATCAAGTTGTTCAATATAAAAGGGTATAGATGTTTTTTTATCAATTTTATCTATTACATCTATAATGTTTTCATGCCATAGTAACCCTACACTAGTTCTATCAGTTTCATTCATAATATTAATATGATCGTTTATACTATAATAGTTATTTATTAACTTATTTGTAATTTTTTTTGTATCGTCATTGTACGATTTAATTTGAAGTATATTTTGAATTATATCTTCTTTAAATAGTTCTGGTTTTTTTTTATATATATTACAAATACTATTAAGTTTTCTTAAGTCGCCTTGAATAAAATCAATAAAACATTCTTTTATTTTAAATGGAACCTCAGGTAATATTTTTTCAATTATATAGTTAACTTGAGAACTAACAGGAGTTTTTAATTCAACGATATTACATACTTTCATTAATTCTTTTATTTTTTTATCAACACGATAGTTACCAATACAAATAATTGGATTAATAGTTACTTCCTCAAGTTTTTGTTTTTTTGTTTTCTTAGGTCTAATAAGTTTAATTAATGTATTTATACCTCCTTTGTCTCCATTATTCATTCCATCAATTTCATCCATAATAATTGCGATTTTTTTAACCTTTTTATTAAAAAGACTCATTATATTCTTGTCAGACATATTATGTTTTGTGATTTCCTCAATTACAGAAGTATTTCTAATATCTCCAGCATCATATTTAATAATATCATAATCTAATTCTTTTAAAATATTCGTTACAAATGTAGTTTTTCCACTTCCAGGATCACCATATACATAAATACCTTTTTTAAAAAGTATATTATCTCTATTTTTATCAAAAGCTCTTAAAATTTCTTTTATACTTTCTGATTTATCTTCTCTATTTAAAACTTTATTTATATTTAATTCTTCCATTTTATATATTTAACAAAATTCTTTTTATGTTGATTTTTACACAATCCAAGTTCCTTTACAAATGAATTGATGTAATTTCTACAATTTGTTGATTCATTTTCAATACAATAATTTATAACAAAATAAAAATAATTTTTGTAAATAAAGTTTTTGTAGTTGTAATTTTTAATTTCAATCCATTTTTTATAATTTTCATTTACTATTTTTTCAAAAATAAAATCATTGTCATTACGAATCATGTCACGGATATAGTTTTCATAATTTTTAATACTATGTTTAATATGTGGGTGATAAAGATTATAATATTCCTTATTAACAAAAACAAGGTACTTTGTTGTTATAAATTCCTTAATATATCTAATAATTTCATCTGGTAATCGTAATATCTTTATCATAAAACTATTATTTTCCATAAATACTAATATATAATACATTATTACTATTTACAAAATTATATTTTATTATTCTTTGATTATAATTTTACAAATTATGAGGTTGTTTGACATGGATCATTTACACCATACGTTATACCATCCCATGATACTTTACATTGTTTAGCCCATCTAGATTTAGCACAAGTTCCATTTGAACCTGTAAACATAGAGGTATTAAAGTCCATTGTTTGATGTTTCTCTCCATCTTTTGCTGGACAAACTCCTAAATCTTTAATATTAACACATTTATACATATTATTACCGGAAATATCTAAACCAGTTATTGCCCAGTAATCAGGACAATCAGGAACTAATGGAGGCCATTCTTCATTATTTTTCGCACTAGCTAACGCAATACCAATAATTACTAAAACAATAAGTAAAATTATTATAGCTGAAAATAAAACTATTTTTTGAAATCCTGACATTATATATATAAAATATACATATTTTTTTCTATAAGTCTATTATAAATGAATAAAACGACTAATGGACGTATAGATATTAAAACACCAAATACTTCTACTTTGTTTGAAATGTATGATAAAATACCTGCTAATCAATGTGTGACATTTAGGAATCCAACTGAAGGTTTATGGAATGAAACTTATTTGTCGAATACATTTTTCTCTTCCAAAAATATTCAGATATTACAGAATGGAATAAGAGCTGGTGTTTATCATAAATCAAACGGTCAATATGTAATTGGACCTCAAGATTGTGATTCACTTAAAATTATAATGCGCAGTGTCTACTTACAACATGCCGCAAATCAAGTAAATAATATTTCTGCTCAAGTTTTTGAATTAAATAAGATTGTATTAAACTATTGTATTCCTCAAGTTTATAGTGAAGCGCAAGGATACATGAAATATATAGACGATGCTAGTACATTAGTTGTACCTATCGCACATCCAGTCATGGCAGATAATACAGATAGAGAACTTGAATTTAAAGGTTGGTTCTAAAAAGTCATTCAAATTCTAAAATCGTTATATTATAATTATTTTTTGATAGTTATTATAATATGGATAAAGTTGTTTTAATATGCGCTACTGGTCGTTCAGGCTCTACAACTATGCAGCGAATAATAAATACGATTCCAAATAGTAATATATGTGGGGAAAATTATGGTGCTATAAATAGTTTGTTAGAATTTTATCATAGGATAAAACATACGACTGTAAATTATGTTCCAGGTCATTTAAAACCTGCGTCTTATGAAAATATTGTTTCCAAAAATGTAAAGCCCTCATGGTATAATTCTTATGATTATCAAAAAACAGTTAGTATGATTCGAATACTTATAGTAAGTTTATTTAAAAAAACAGAGAATACAAATCTTTGGGGATTCAAAGAAATAAGATATGATAATGGAGACATAAAATATATAAAATTGTTTAAAGAATTGTTTCCACAAACAAAGGTTATAATACAAATAAGAGAGAATATTAAAGCTCAATCAAAGAGCACTTGGATGAAAGACGATAAAAACTCTATTAATTATTTATATAATTTGAATAATGTATTTTATAACTTTTATCAAGATAATAAAGATTTTTGTTATTTTATAACCTTTGAAAAAATGTTTGATACTCATCAAATAAAAGAAGTGTTTAAATTTATTCAATGTGAAGAATTTTATAATGAAAAAAAAATCAAAGAGGTATTAGAAAATAATATTAAAGATTAACTAGTTTAGGTTCTTTGTATTCTTTGTATTCTTTGTATTCTCTCTTCTTTCTTATAGAAAAACTAAAAAATATAATTATAATATATAATGCCTACAGATATTGAATACAGTGAAGTAAAACCTCCACCACAAATATGTTCTATATGTTTGGAAGATGTAGATGCTGATGATGTTATAAACGGTGGTATTCCTAATTGTGTAACGTGTAAAAACGGACATTTTATACATAGAACATGTTTTGATAAAATGTTTGATAAAACGACTAATAGAAACTGTCCGCAATGTCGTGAGCTTATACTATATAATTGTAGTGCATATCAAGGATATGTTAAACCATCTAGAAAAGGTGGCAAAAGAACAAAGACAATTACAAAAAGAAGAAAAAATTTAAGAACAAAGAAAATTACAAAAAAAAGAAAAAATTTAAGAACAAAGAAAATTACAAAAAGAAGAAAATAAAGAAAATAATGAAAAGCATAAAATATTAGAGAAAGATAGAAATATAAATTTGTATTCATTTAATGTTCTATATTTTAATCGTCTTCAACAACAACCTTTGCTGTTTTTTTAACAACAGCACCTTTAGAAATGACCTTTTTCTTTGGTTTATTTGTTTCTCCATTCATAGCACGTTCTCTGTCTTCTTTATATTCAATATACAAAGTTTTAAAATTTTCAATTTCTGACAACCACATTTGATTCACAGTAGTTTCTTTTATAATTTTTAATTCAGACTCTTTATTACCCTTATCCTTTCTCAATTTATCCACATTTTCTTCAGTTACTGAATCCATTGGCATTTTAGTTAAATATTTATATTCATCATCATTTTCAATTTTATCATAATTCTTCTCTTCTAGCATTTGAATGACTTGAGACTTTGTCTTTTTTCTCAAGTCAATCGTTCCATCTAAGTTTTCTTGAATATACTTTGCTTTGTTAGATAATAAAACAAGTTCACTTTCCAGAGCTTTAATCATATATTCTTTTCTAGTCTGATACAAATCAAGTCTAGTTTCATAATAGTCATCAATAATACTAGAAACATTTTCATATTTTTTTAGTGTATCTTTTGCGTCGAACAAGTGCATATTAGTTGTAGTATTTGTTGTATATAACTTCAATAGTTTTTCAAGTCCGTTACAACCGTGGTCACCGCTAGCATTTTCAAGTTCTTCTAGTTTTCCCTTCGCAAATGTAATTGTAAAATCTACATTGGTATCTTTACTAATGTCATCATAATCTTTAACTATCGCAGGTATTTTTTTTCCATCTTTTCCAGGAACAGGTTCAATTAATTCTTCAAGTAATTCTTTAAAATCTTCGGTCCAATAACCAACAGGTAATTCAGTTACTTTAATTTTATCAATGCCAATTTTTTCATATACACCCTTTATCAAGAATTTTTCGTCAGTAATTTTAGTAATGACTCCTTTAAATCCTTCATAATAAGGAACAAAGCTAATTTCTGAAATAGTAGATGTAAGTTTACTTTTTAAATAATTAATTATATCTAATGGGTTATAACACATTATATCGGTACTGAAACCAGTGCCAATACCTTTAGATCCATTTACAAGAACCATAGGAATAATAGGAGCGTAAAATACAGGCTCTACAGATAGTCCATCATCATTCAAATAAGTCAAAACATTATCATCATTTGCTTGAAATAATGAACGTGTTATTTTATTTAATTGTGTGAATATATATCTTTCAGAAGCACTATCTTTACCACCTTGTAATCTGGTTCCAAATTGTCCATTAGGCATAAACAAATTAATGTTATTTGAACCAACAAAGTTTTGTGCCATTCCTACAATTGCCGCGTTCAAACTAGCTTCACCATGATGATATCCAGAATGCTCTGAAACATAACCTGAAAACTGAGCTACTTTAATTTCAGTCGTAAGATTTTTTTTAAAAGCAGCAAATAATATTTTTCTCAGACTGATTTTTAATCCATCCATCAAGTTAGGAATACTTCTATCACAATCGTATTTTGAGAAATGAATTAATTCGCGATTAATAAATTCCTCATAAGAAACATTTATTTTACTGGTATCCAAATATGCGTCTCTGTCATAATATTTTAACCAGTCTTTTCTATCATCCGCGCGTTTTTTATTGAATACCATATCAATAGCATCACTACTATCTTTTCCAGAATATTGAAACCCAACCATTTTTTTATTCTCAAAATATTCTTTGAATTCTTTACCTGTACTAGTTCCTAACCCTTTATAATATTTAATTTTCCATCCTTTTGTGTCATTTTCTTCTTTCCATACCTCATATTCTCCGTCGTTATAGAAATTTAATTCGGTAGTTCCCTTTTTAGCTTTTAAGATTGGAGTATTCATAAATCCTATAAATCCAGGAATTTCAGAAAGACTAGGCCATTCAGATTGAAATAAATTAATACCTAATCCTTTTATATGACTTCCATCTAAATCCTGGTCTGTCATAAATAATACTCTACCATATCGCAAATTTTTATGGACATCTTCGATACTAATATATTTCTTACCAGTTTCTAATCCAAGAATTTTTTTAATTTCAGTAATTTCCTTATTTTCTGATATTTTTTTTACCGTTTCACCACGAACATTAAGAATTTTCCCCTTCATAGGATAAACTCCAATGGTATTTCTGTCATCAGAAGATAACCCTGAAATAATTCCTGCTTTAGCTGAGTCACCTTCACAAAAGATTATTAAACAATCTTTTGATTTATCAGTTCCTGCCCAGTTAGCATCTGTTAATTTTGGTATACCGCGAATACTTTTGCTTTTCACACCGTCCGTTTTTTTGGCAGCCTTATTTTCCTTAACTTCAGTTAAAGCACAAGCCGCATCCATGACACCCATTTTCGCAACTTTCTCAATAAATTTATCACTGACATCACATTTAGAACCAAATTTAGAAGATGGAGTATTCATAAAATCTTTTGTTTGGCTGTCAAACGCAGGATTTTCAATATCACATCTTATAAATAAAACCAACTGCTCTTTTATGCTATTAGGATTAACCTTAACCTTTTTCTTTTTTTCAATATATTCGACAAGTTTTCTTGTAATTTGATTCAAAATATATTCAACGTGTTTTCCACCTTTAGCGGTATGAATACCATTTACAAATGATACCTGAATAAATTCGTTTGTAGGTGTCAAAGCAACCGCATATTCCCATCTCTCTCCATTTTCTTCATAAACTCTAGGAGCAGTAGATTTATCACCAATATACATATCGATATATTGTGAAAAATTCTTGATAGGAATTAAATTGGAATTATATTTAACTTTTAAATTTTTATCGGTTATCGCGGCCACATCGTAGGTTCTTTTTTTCAGTAGAGCAATAAGGTCTGGTGTAAGACCGCTAATACCAAGACGTTTATAATCAGGTTTAAAAGTAATCTTTGTATAAGGTTTTGTCTTACATTTTGTTATAGAGGGTTTACAAATTTCATCTAAGTTATTATTGAATTCTTGACAATACTTTAAACCACGAATATGGTCAACCGTTTCAATTGTACCATGTGTAGACCAAATAAGAACTAATTTAAAACCAAAACCATTTTTACCACCAACAATTTTTTTCTCAGTTTTATCATAATTTGTTGATGTTCTTAGATGACCGAAAATCATTTCAGGAATCCATATTTTATGTTCTGGATGTTCTGCTACATCAATTCCGTTTCCATCATTAAACATAGTGATTGTTCCATCATCGCTAATAGAAATATCAATATTTGAAACAGGAATACAATTTTCTTGACCTGTACTAATAGCTTGTTGCATTCGAACAACATGGTCACGACAATTTACAATCCCTTCATCAAATAGTTTAAACAACCCAGGAATATATTTAATATTTTTTTCAATTATTTTATTTTCATCACTGTTTAAAATCCAAAGGTCTGAGTCGACCTCCTCCACAGAACCAATATATGTATCTGGATTATCTAAGATATGTTGTTTATCGGTTTTTTGTTGATATTTGTTAGCAAGATTAATTTCTGTAGTGGTGTTCATTGTTTATTATTAATTAAATCTATTTAAATATTTTCAATTTTATTTTAAAGAATAAAAAAAATAAAAATAATAATTCATATTAGTATGTATTCACAAAGACAATTTACTCCAGGTAGTAAATCAAATTCAAGTAGAGTTATTAATTATGTAGCACTATATAATCATGTTTTCCCTAATTCACCAAAATTAAAATGTGTCTGTATTAATGATAAATTTAACAAAGAGATTAATGGTTCTGATTCAGCTGATACAAGAGTTAGTTATAATACAAGAATTTCACAAATAATAAAATCAAAATTAGGTGGTAATACACAATACGGTAATTTTTATTTAGGACAACCATTAACTCTTAATTATCTTGGACGTGCGGAAGGAATGCCTGGAGGGAGTGGTTCAGCACCAAAAAATAAATTTTAGTTATATTTTGATAAAAATTATATTTTCTTTAACTTTATAAATGAGACATTCGATAAAAAAAAATAGGAAAAATAACACTCATACAAAACGAACAAGGTATAGCGTATCAAAAATGAAATATAGATGCGTTAAATTAAGGAGTAAATCAAAAAAACGTAAGGGTGGAGCAACAACAACACCAATACCAGCAACAGCAACAACAGCAAGTTTACCTATAGTAATAGACAAAAATAATGTTATGTATTCTTGTACTGCGATGCCATCATCATAAAATTGCGTTAAATAATAAAATGTAAATAATAAAATGTAAATAATAAAATGTAAATAATAAAATGTAAATAATAAAATGTAAATAATATTTATTATCTAGTAAAAATGAAATTTACTAAATATTACATTTAGTTAAAATATATTTTCTCTTATAATTTTATAATGACTCGTTTTACAAGAAGTGCGAATGGTAAATATGTTGTTCATGGTAAATCATATGAACAATTAATCGGAACTCGTGCCCAAGTATGGCACACTACAGCTTTCAAAACAACTGGAGGTTTAACAAAATCTGACCTTCTTCAAAATAAGAATGGTAGAATTGTTTCTAGAGCAAAACACTCTAGTGCTAAAAAAGAGAACCGTTTAGTAAAAGCTGGTTTTGGAACCAAGAAAGGAAAGTTTGGTTTTGTTAAGTTAAATAATAAGACAAAGTCTAAACGTGGTGGTGCTGGAAATATGCCTAGTAATAATATTGGTAGCAACATTGGTAACAATCATGGTAACAATAACAATAATAATAACAACAACCATAATAACAACTTTAATAACAACCTTGGTAACAACAATAATCCAATCTTAAAAGCAGCAGCTATTAAGAGTATTAATGGAGGACGCCGCAGAAATAAAAGTCGCAGAGGTGGAAGTGGAATGTCTGCTTTAAGTCCATCTGATTACGATGGAAAAGGTGTTGGAACAAGTGGTGTTGATCTTCAATTTATTGCTGGTAATGCCGCTTAAAAGAATACTGATTAAAAGAATACTGATTAAAAGAATACTGATTAAAAGAATACTGATTAAATTATAATGATATAATATAACATTATAATTATTTTATATATCGGTTTATTTTAGATTTGTTATCAATACAAACTCCAAGAGGTTTCAATAAATTTTTCATAGACAATATAGTCGGATATTTTAAAGTATAAATATTTTTCAAAATAACGTTTACTAACAATATATTTTTGTGAATTCATATTACAATATTTATAATAATGATTATACGCATCATCAAAAGAAATTAAAGCTAAATGATGATGACATTTTATTTGTGTTTTAATATATTCAAAAGATTTGTTAATATCGTCGTTTTTATTCCATAAACAACAAACAATATTTAATACATATTTATCATCATTAATTTGTATGTTTGGGAAAAAATGTCTTAAAATTTTAATAACATTTTCCTCGGAAATATTTCCAGAAGTCATTAATAATTCATTATTTTGTTTACACCATTTTTTGAATAACATACATAACTCATCTACTTCTAATTCATTATCAAACAAAATTTCATTTTCTAAATTTGAAATAATAATTGTATTTTCCCAAAATTTAATAAAATCACTTTGTATTGGTAAATACTTACTTGTGATTCCAATAAAAGAATCAGAATCCTCATCATATTCATAAAATTTATCTTTTAATATATTTTTAAGAGTATTCGAGTAAATCATGTTTGGTAAAGTCAAACTAGAGAGAAATTGTTTCCATACGAAATGAAGGTTCTTCCATTCTATTTTATTATTATTATTATCAGATGTATGAATTATATATTTATTACAAAAATCCTCTACAATATCAGTTTGTTTTGTATTTTTAATATAATACACATAATTTTTAAATTCCTCTTCACAGTGATTCTCAATAAAATTATCTGAATTCTCATAACGCTTTGAATAATGAACGGCAACACAAAGTAAATCCAAACCAATTTTTTTTAAAATATCTCTCCATACATCATTTTTATAATTTTCATTTAACTTTATAAGACGGCAATTATCAAAGGAATGATTTTCATGATATTTTGTCATAAAATTATGTGTAGTATTAGTATTACATATTGATCCAAAAGCTATATTATCCAATTCTTGTAAAAGTTTTTTCATTTGTGAACCTACTAAAAATATTAAATGACTGTTTTTTTTTAAAATGTTATCTCCAATAATAGTTAAAAAATACTTAGCTGAAATTTTTGTAGAAAATATTGAAGGATATAAAACATTAAGAACAGTTTGAATTGTATCTGTTTCTGGAATAGAACTAAAAAGACTTCTCTCTTTGATTTGTTTTATAATATTAACTTTTGTTTTATGCTTCCATTGTAAAAGAACTCTATCTTTTGATATACTAGAGAGAAGTTTATGTATTATATCATCTTCTTTTACTATTAAATAATTTTTCCCATTATATTCATAAAATACATTATTATACGGTAAATAAAAATATTTATTTTTACTCAAAAAAACCTGAATAAAAATTTGTTGTTCGTTTGTTAAAAAATTATTTCTTGTTAGTCTCTTCTCATAATTTTTAAATTCATTTTCTAGTGTATTAGGTAAGTAATTAACAATATGATTATTTATACGTTGTAACATATAGTTATTATTATTATATTTTTTAAAAAGTTCACTTATTGTATTTACACATTTATCTTCTAGTATTATTGTATTGTTATCAGACATTCTAAGTTATATAATATAAAATCTTTAAATGCTAAAAAGTCTAAAATTTTAAATATATACTATTTATATGAAGATAAATTTACGTTACTTACCAAAAGCGTTAACACAAAAAGATAAAAAAACACAATCAAAAGAATTGATAAAATCTAGAAAACTCTATAAAAAAGGTAAATATTATACTAGAAAACATGTGTCATCTTTTAAATCTAAAAAGTCACAATATATAATCGAAGCAGAAAAAATATATAAAGTAGAAAAAATCGGCGCAACCAATAAATTATCAAAAGCTACAGGTTGTTCTAAAAATGCGTTGAGTAAAATTATTCAAAAAGGCGAAGGTGCTTATTTTTCATCTGGGTCAAGACCAAATCAGAGCGCTCAATCATGGGGTTTAGCAAGATTAGCAAGTGCTATTACATCTGGAAAAGCAGCAGCAATTGATTACAATATTTTGGAAAAAGGATGCAAACATAATTCAAAGGCGTTGACATTAGCTAAAAAAGCAAAAATAAAATACGGACATGGAACTAGAAGAGTTCCAAAAGTTAAAGTTTAATAAAATAAATATTATTTTAATTATTTCAATTCATAAGTATTTAAAGATTTTATTTAAAAACAAGTATAATGTCTAACTTTATTGATAAATCTAAAAATCAAACGCAAACTTTAACAGATGGAAATGTATTAACGATAAAAACGGTTCAAATCGCGCCGTTTAGAACTTTAATGACAGCCCTAAAAGATATTCTTCTTGAGACGAATATTTCTTTTGAACCCGATGGAATTCGTATTATTAATATGGATAAGTCTCATACGATTTTGGCTCATCTTTATCTCGCAGCTCAAAATTTTGAGTTTTATGAGTGTAAAAAGGAAAAAATTATTATTGGAGTAAATATGTTTCATCTTTTTAAATTGATTAATTCTATTGACAACGATGATACATTAACTATTTACATTGAAAATGGAGATTACGTGGATGGAATTGTTTCTCATCTTGCTTTAAAATTTGAAAATGGAGAGATTAAACAATGTAAGACACAAAAACTAAGATTGATTGAACCTGAGCCAGAGGAACTTCAATATCCTGATGTTAAATTTTCCTCAATTATCAACTTACCTTCTGCTGATTTTCAAAAAATCATTCGCGACTTGTCTTGTATTTCAGACAAATTAGAAATCAAGTCTGTTGGTAATGAATTGATATTTAAATGTTCTGGACAATTTGCTTCTGCTGAAATTCACCGTGCTGAATCTGATGGAAGCATGGGATTCATTTTGAAACAAGATAGTTCTAAAGTAATTCAGGGAGAGTTCTCTCTAAAGAACCTCGGTTATTTTATTAAATGTACGAATCTCTGTTCTCAAATTGAAGTTTATTTGGAAAATGATTTGCCTTTGGTTGTAAAATATAATGTTGCTAGTCTTGGGGAGATAAAACTCTGTCTCTCACCATTACCCAGTTCATAAAATATAAATGTAGAATAAATGGTAAATGTAAAAATGGAAATTTTTATGTAATACCAGAAGATGCTTTATTTGTAAATACTGTAAAAAGAGAAATTATATGTATCTCCAGCAAATCAAAATACAAAATGGTGTGATGAATATTTATTTGATTACAATAATCTAGATAAAGAGAGATTATTGTTAGTTGTAAAATAATAAATAATAAATAATAAAATAAAAGTATCTTATTATTTTAGAATATATGTCAACCTATAATCAATATTTAGGTTCAAAAAGATGTTGTGATTTAAGAGGAAAAGGACCTCAAGGTCCACAAGGGGTACCAGGTTCTTCAAGTGTGGGACCAATTGGTTACCAAGGAAGCACAGGTGCGATTGGTCCTCAAGGAGCTACAGGTCGTTCTTGTAGAGGAGCTACTGGAGCTCAAGGTCCTCAAGGAGAATCAGCAATTATTCCAACATTAAGTCAAGTTTTAGCAAGCGGAAACAGTGCGGGCATTTACGATATTGATTTAAGTAATAATGATATTGTACATGTTGGTAATATTTTTGGTGTTCCTAGCACAGATGGTGATCCTTTTTCAATTACTACATATGACACTGGTGGAGCTAGTTTTTCTAATAATGGTCAGAGCGATGCTAATATTGAATTTAATATTAATGGAGGAAATTTAAATGTTATTGCCGATAGTTTGAGGACTATTACAGATGGTTCAGTTGGTAAATTTGTTGTTAGCAATTATGGATTAACTGGAAATACTACTATTACACCGTATAAAATAACTGTAGATACTATTCAATTAGGTATTGATACAACTATTCCTACTTATAGTTTAGGATATCTTACTTTAGATGCTGACAATCTTTCTAAGAAAGGGTTTAGATTTTCTATTAATAGTAACAATATGATTGGTTTAAATGTTTCAAATAGTCTAGTAAATGGTGTCTATAAAGTTAATATTAGTAATAGTGGAACAAGTAGAACTATTAGCAGTGCTTTAAATAATACTACTGGTAATGCAAATAGAACTTCGTACAGTACTGCCACTATTGCTAATGGTGAAACTTGGGTAATGACGATTCAAGTAGTTAATTTTAGCGGAACAATTTATAACTGTGTTTCATTAGAAAAATTTGTATAAAATATATAAATAATAAAAAGCAAACATATGCCAAATAGCTTTTTGTGAAATAATTTATAAAGAATGTATAAGCAAATAAAATAAGAATTATATAAAATACTTTTTTAAAAGTATATTATATATTATAATGGCAGCTACCAGATTTAATTATGACCCATGTCGAACAAAAAAACAATTACAACAACAAACAGATCCAGGAAGATGGATATTAAACGTACCAGGTAATGGTGCCAATCCATGTTATATGGAAGACCCACAAATAAGAATTCAAAAATGGGGTGCAAATCTAAGAACAAACACAATCAATTTAGAAAGCGACCTTCTAGGTGTAAATAGACAACTAAGTCGTGATTGTTTAGGAAAAGACAATTATAAACATTATAATGTAAAAAATGAAGCGATACAATATCCTACATGTAGTGCTTTATACACTGAAGAATCAAGAGCAACCAACCCAGCATGGTGGTATCGTGATGTAGAACAGACAGATTGGTATTATCCCCCTTTAAATCCTCAAGAGAATACATGTTTACCTTTTCAAAATAATTTAAGCACTAGAATTTTAGAAAAAGATTATTTTACTCCGAAAAGAGACTGTGTAATTAATGAGTCAAATAATCAGCTACCTAGTAGTTATAGTTTAATACGAGGTGGTTACACAGCTGGTCCTACAACTTGCGCACAAACAAATTCATGTGCTTCTTCAAAAAAAGCATAAAACAATAATAAAACAATAATAAAATAATAATAAAACACAAGAATAGTAAAAAACAAAATAATAACCTGATATGATTATTTAGATTATTATTTATAACTTTTATCCAACGTATGAAATTAAAAATATAATACTTTATATATATAAATATGGAATTAGCAATACCTTTAATAGCATTAGGTGGTATGTATGTAATATCAAACCAACAACCATCACAATCATGTAATAATAAAAAAAACATAAGACATGAAAACTTTACAAATATGGGTTCTAATCCAAATTATTTACCAAATACAAATATTCCTCCACAAAATTTCCCTGTTTCAAATTTAAATCAATTAGTAGATACCGTTCAAGAATATCACAATCCAAATGCTGCAACAGATAAATATTTTAACCAAAGTTTATATCAAGATAAAGTTAGAAACCATGTGCCTGTAGGCAAAAACCCACAACAAATATTTTCATTAACAGGTAATTATTTAGAATCAGAACAATTTAAACATAACAATATGATTCCATTTAATGGTGGTAAAGTAAAAGGTAATACTTATGACATAAATATAGCAGAAACAGTTTTAGATAATATGGCTGGTTCAGCTTCACAAGTAATAAGGAAAATAGAACAAGCACCTTTGTTTAAACCAGAAGATAACATGCATTGGGCATATGGTGCACCAAATAATAGTGACTTTTATCAATCTCGTGTAAATCCTGCTATGAAAAATAATAATGTGAAACCATTTGATACTGTATTTGTTGGTCCAGGTTTAGATAAAGGATATACAGTAAATGGTACTGGTGGTTATAATTCAGGTATGGAAGCACGTGATAAATGGTTACCATATACAGTAGACCAAATGAGAGTTGCGACAAATCCAAAACTAGAATATGAATTAATTAATCATGAAGGACCAGCAAATTCTTTTATAAAAAACTCAGCTAATCTTGAAACACAAGGTCGTGTAGAGAAACAAAGACCAGATACTTTTTTTATAAATACACAAGATAGATGGTTAACAACTACAGGTGCTGAAAAGGGTGAAACATTAAGACCTATTCAAGAAATGGGTATTTTAAGAAGAAATGATATAGTGACTGATTATACAGGTCCTGCTGGTCCTGCTGACAGAAAGGCAGGTTATGCTCCAGAAAATTTTGAACAAAGTAAACGTCAACAATCAATGACATGTGGTGTTAATCACTCAAAAGCATCTGGACGTGGTCCATCCACAGATACTGATAATTTTCTTCGTAGTCATACTAATTATGAGAATCATAGGTCTACTATAAAACAACCAGATACAATGAGAGGTTTTGGTGGTGCTTTAGGTGCTGTTATAGCTCCACTAATGGATATTTTAAAACCAACACGTAAAGATGAAACAATCAATAATGTTCGTATTTATGGAGAAGCAACCAGTTCAGTTCCTCATAGTTATGTTATTAATCAAAATGATACAACTGGAACAACTATTAAGGAAACAACATTATATTCACCAACTTTTAATATTAACAATCAAAAAGATGGTATTTATGTAAATAATTATAGTACTCCTGACTTAACACAAAGAGACACCACTAGTAGTGAATATAATGGTCCATCTGGAGGTCATGGAACCACATATGGAGATATGCTTTATGGTTCTGCTTATAGACAACATAATAATGATATTAAATCATCTACTATTGATAACCGTTTAAACCAAGGTGGTATGCAATTATTCAATCAACAAATGAATGTAAATTGTTGGAAACAAGATTGTAACAGATATGATGGTAGAGTAAATCCTGCTATTTCAGTAACACCTTTACCACCTTCTATAAAAACTTATGGTTCTATTAATACACCACAGTATTACAATGAATGTGCAGGATGTGATCGTATTCAACCAGATATTTTAAATGCTTTTAAAAATAATCCTTATACACATAGTTTAACAACATCTGTGTAAAAATAAAAATTATAAAAATATATTAAAGCTTAATAATGTAAATTAACTATTAACAATGATATTTCCAAAATGTGCTATTGGATTTAAACAATGGTTAAACTCAAATAATAAATGGAAACATATTTATTATAATTTAGGCAGTCCTTTACCATTTGATATTAGTTTAAGAGAATGTATATATTCTAATAATAATAATAATAATAATAATAATAACAAGTATCCTTTTATCAAAAAAGAAACATATACACAACAAGAGAAACAAGACATTTATCACAAAATTTACTTTAACTATCGACCTAAAAGTATTGAAATAGGCTCTTCTATAAATAATATAAATGATTTTTTAGATTATATAAAAGATTATCAAAAAATAGGAGGTTATGTTAGTTATCCAAATTATGTTTTAGTTCCAAATAAAAAAAGACTATTAGATATTATAAAGTTACATGAAATTAATTATTTTTCATTTATTACATCTATTTCTAATAGTTTTCAATTAGAATATACACAAAAAACTATTTTAGATAATGAAAAAGAAATAATAACAATGATAGAAATGTTAGATATAAATACGTTTAGAGTTATGGACGCAAAAATAAAATTATATGTTTCTTGTATCAATTATTGTCCTATTAAAGGTAAAATAGATAATGATTTTATCGTAAATAAATTATTAAATTTGAATAATATAAAAGTAGATAATATTTGTTTATTAGACACATGTGGAAAGTTAACAAGTGAAGATTTTGAATATATTGTTGACACTTGTAATTTATTTGGTTTACCATACTCAAAACTTTCATTACAATTATATCTAAATAAAGAGAGAGAAGAAGAATTAGAAAAAATAATATATATGGCATTAGATAGGAAAATAATAGATTTTGATGTTTCTATGATAGAATCTAATAATGAATCTTTTTGTATTTCCACTTTGTCTTACGATTTTTATTATAAAGTACTCGTAAAATATATTTTATATAAAACAGAAAATCAATAATTTGTATCGTTAAATAATAATACGTTATATTATTATATAAAAACACGTTGTAAAGTATAGTAGATTTATTATGATATTGAATATTCATGAAGCAATAAAAGAAAAACTAGGTTTTTTTCATTCAATATACAAGATACCAAATATAATTTTTCATGGACCATCTGGAAGTGGTAAGAGAACAATTGTGAACGAATTTATTAATAAAATTTATGATAATGACCGAGAGAAAATAAAATCATTGGTAATGTATGTAAACTGTTCGCATGGTAAAGGTATTAAATTTATAAGAGAAGATTTGAAGTTTTTTGCAAAAACACATATAAACTCAAATGGTGGCAATGTTTTCAAAAGTATAGTATTATTAAACGCTGATAAACTTACTATGGATGCTCAGTCAGCATTAAGAAGATGTATTGAACTATTTAGTCACAACACAAGATTTTTTATTATTGCCGAAGATAAATATAATTTAATGAAACCAATTTTATCACGTTTTTGTGAAATATATGTACCAGAACCTGTAATAAATGGAAATATAATAAATCTTTACAAATACAATTTAAATAAAGTTTTTAGAACAAAAGATATAAAAACACAAAGACTTGAATGGCTTAAAAAAGAATTGATTAAGTCTATAAGTAAAAAAACAACAATACAAAATTTAATGGAATTTTGTACAAAACTTTATGAGAAAGGTTATAGTGGTTTAGATATAATAACTTTATTAGAAAATCATAAATTTTTAGAAACACAATTAACAATCGAAAAAAGATATGAATTAATTATTTTATTTAATAGAGTTAGAAAGGAGTTTAGAAATGAAAAGTTATTGATATTATTTATCTTAAATTTTGTGTTTTTAAGTTCAGATTTGTATTTAGAAAATATAAGTTTTATGTAAATGGATGATTTTAATGTAAGTTCACTTCATGAATCAAAAAATGAGTGGGGGTCAAGATTAGTAACAATTTTGACTCCTTTAGTAATTGATGGTTATAAGTCTATTTTAGAAGAAGCAATTAAATTATGTAAGGAAAATAATGAATCAGATAAATATTTAATGACGTTTCAAAATTTTATTTCTAGAATACCAAAATGGAATGCTACAATTATTGAAACAGAGAAAAAGCGAATTTGTGAAAAGTCAGGTTGTTCTTATTTAGAAGACCTTGTAACTTGTGTTCACATAATTCAGCTTAAAATATTAACTGCCATGCGTGTAGGCCAAAAACAAAAGAAAATAGACATTAATATTCCAAAATTGGATGATTTTATACATAAGGTTTATATTAACGTCGCAAGAAAAGTGTATAAAAATGTCTATTTATTTGAAGTTAATATTCCTCCTTTACAAATTCAAAAGCATCATAGAGAGTTAGAAATTATTATTCAAGAGTCAATCTTAAACACTTTAAGAGAAAGTATTCCAGTAGAGGCTATTTTAAAGGCATATATGGATGAAACGATCGAAGAAGATGTTGTAGAGGAAGTAAAAGAACAAATTATTGATGAGCCAATAAAACAAGAAGTTAATGCTACAACAAATGCTACAACAAATGCTACAACAAATGCTACAACAAATGCTACAACAAATGAAACAAACAGTAGATTAAAATTTGATGATATAGATTATGTGAAGGGTAATGATGGTAATGTTATTTCAATGTCAGCACCAAAAACTATTGAAAGGTTAGAAGAAATAAGCAATATAAGAGCAGAACAAAGAAAGATAGAAGAACAAGAAGATGAAGATAATGTCAAATTAAAAATATCGGATCAAAGCATTGAATTAGGTGATTTAGACGTTCATGTTATTGAGGAACCAAGAATAGATTTATTGCCTGATTTATTGATTGATGATATTGAAGTTTTAGAATAATTTGCGTTAAAAAGTGAATAAGATTGTGCTTTAGTAAATTAAATGGATAATATATTTATAATAGCAGGAGTAATATCTGTTATTTTTCTAATCGCAAAATTTATTGAAATGAGATTTGTTGAAAAAGAAAATAAACCATTAAAGTTATTAATTAGAGATTCACTTTTAGTATATTTTAGTGTCGTTAGTGGGTACTTTATTTTGGAACAAATAAATCCAATGATTCAAAATGGTGGTGGTTCACCAATAACACCAGTTTTTACTGATAATCCAGAATTTTAAACATATAAAAAAATAACTTGTATATGTAATATAAGTTATTTTTGTTGTTTTTACACCTTGTTCTCAATTAAAAATCTTGTTTTTTCTTGTTTTTACACACTTTTAACATTTCAAACGCCGATTTTTAAATAGTGAAAATTATTTAAATAGTAAATATAATTTAAATTAGAAGAATTCAAATGAATAGATATCGCACTAATGAGTATTGGGATATGGTGAGGATTTCAAATGAAGATAAAGAATATCCGTCTAATATGGGACAAAAATGGAGTGATGATGAAGAAAGATTATTATTAGAAGAACTAAATAATAATATAGATATTGAAAAAATAGCACAAAAACACAGTAGAACGATTGGAGGTATTAATTCACGACGTCAAGAAATCGCGTACAAAATGTATTTAAAAAAATTGTCTATTGAAGAAATAATTAAACAAACTAAATTAGATTATAATTGTATTCAACAAACAATACAAAAAAGAGAAAACAATAATTCAAAAAAAAATAAAACAACGGAAGTAGATAATGTTTTTATTAGTATTAATAAAAATGATTATATAGAATTACAAAATGACGTAAAAAAAATGAAAAATGATATTAAGGAAATAAAAAATACACTTGGAGAATTAGTTGAAATGATGAAAGCAGTTTATGAATTTGAAGATCCTTAAAAATCGGCGTTTTAAATGAGTATCTTATAAATAATTCTTCTTGATTTTTCGTGTGTTGTTTTTATTTTTATTTTTTATCTACCAGTCCATACTTTAATAATCGGTCTAGGTATTTTTTTTGATTTAATATTATTTTCATATTTATCATATGAATAATCAAATTTTTGATATAACATTATGTCTCCTAAAAGTGATTTTGTATGTATTATTTTTTCATTTTCTGTAAAAAATATACAACCCATTATCCTTTCAAGACAACATCTATCAGGTCTACATTTTACTTGACTTATCAAGTTTGTAATACAATATTTTTCTTCTATATAAGTTAAAAAATTATGATTTATAAATGATTGACATCCAAAACAACCATACCATTTTGTATGATTCATACCTAACACAGGATTATTCAAAGATAATTTGTCATTTAATGATGTGGAATTTTTTAGTCTACTTGATATTCTAATTGTGTTATCTAAGTCTAAATTATCAGGATTAAAATACCAAATAGGTATTACTTTAATTCCAATAATATTTTCAAAATTAATTCTTTTATGAAAAAATACACTATCATGAATTATTACCGCATTATTAAAATATTTATTTTTTAAAAAATAATAGTAAGGTAATAATTCTCCACGTCCTGTAAATTCAGATTGTACTATTTCAACATTTATATAATTAGCAAATGGTTTTAAGAATTCTGTATTACTGTTATCATCAATGATTACTATTTTTCTATAAGGGTAAAACATTCTAATACATCTTACACAATTATTCCAATACTTATTTGTTTTTTCTGAATTTACATGTCTTGTTATAATAAAACCATATGTATTATCCATATTTTATAATAAAACATTATTATAAAATAAAAAATAATTCTTTTATTATACCTATTTTTCACTAAAATTTCATTTAGTTAATATAAACAGGAATTTTATCAATATCTATAACGTCATTAGGAACATCGCCTTTAAAATTTGTAAATGCTTTAAACTCGGGTCTATCTAGTTGTGAATGTGGTGTATGTTTGTGTACACATCTTGCGATCATTTTATATAATTTAAAATCAGGATATCTATCAACACCATTGTTTTTATAGAGCATATTTATACCTTTATCATCAAGACACCATTCAAAAACTAATCTTTTAATTGGATCACAAGTTTCTAAATTTTTAACGTCATCAATATCCTCTATAAGATAATCGTAAATAGAACATGCTAGTCTACATAAATCAAAACTAAAATTAGGTTCAAGTCTAGGTTTTTTCTCGTTGAAATATGGTTCCGTGTTATATTGTGTAGCAGCATCATTACCAGATTGAAAACTATCACTACAAAAGAGTTTACCATTAAATTTATAAATACTTCTTCCAAAGTCAATTATTTTGAAAATTCTTCCAAAGGTAGGTACTTTGTAGTATTTTTTATTGTAACAATAATAAATGTATTTTTTGTCTGTAGTATTATACATAACGTTATTTGAATGAAGGTCATTATGTGTAAAAGAAAATGCTTTTTGGTAAGTGATTAAAATCATTATAATTTGCATAAAAGCAGAATACCACTCATCATTAGTTAATTCATTCGATAAAATAAGGTCATCAAACGTGTTTTCACAGTATTCCATACAAATTACCTGCACTGGAAATTTAGGTATGGTTACATCTATTCTCTCTTCTTCATCCTCTTCATCTTTTTCCGTTTCATCTTCCCAATTATCTTCATCATTACTATCTTCGTTTTCATCACATTCATTGTTATTATCACAACAGTTATCACAATCTTCAATGTCATCTTCAACTTCTCCATCAATTGTATATGATGTTCTTGAAGAACATGTCGAACTAGAATTAAGAGTTACGTTATTTTGAATATCATCTAAGTTTTCTTTTGTAATATTATCAGACAATTCCATATCAATTAATTCTATTTCAGAATTAATATCTAATTTATTTAATGTATTATTTTCCTCAAATATATTTTCAAAAACATCATTATTGAAAGAGTTAATAGATATATTAGATTTTGCGGTTGAGTTATGTTGAATTATAATAGGTTTTAATTTTTCGGTTTCGTTTTGAAATTGAAATAAATGGTCATAGTCATCAATACTAAAAAGAACATTTTTATTTTTGTTAAAATAGTCAGAATTATTCAAGTAATCAATATCGTCAAAAACGTTTAATACAAAGTCATTTTTTATAGCCAAAAATGATCCGTAATAATCTACACTATGATAAAAATTATGTTCATGAAACAAATAACTGTTTAAAAAAACAAATAATCCATCCACATATGCTGAATTATTTAAATCTAACATTTTGGAATGACATATACTATCATTTGAATTTATATCAGGTAAATTGAAAAGATTAGCGTCTGTATTATTATATTTTCCAATTAAATATTTAAATGGGTCTAATAATGGTGCTAATTTAAAAAAGACATTTTTATCTTTGTTTTTATTTGTATTGTTAATATTTTTAATGCGACAATTATATACATTTTTATTGTCTTCATTCGCTTTATTTAGACTAGAAATATACCACTTATGATTTAAATTTACATTGTTATAGTTTGTTTCATTGAGTGTGAAGAATCTTTTATAAATAGGAATAAAGTTTTGTGTTTTAGAGAGAAAAAGAGAGTCTGGTTCTTCTAAACTTTTTAAAAGTTCAGTGTTTTTACGTTTTTGATAGTTTATATCAATCATTATTAGCTACTTAATATATAAATTATATGTCTTTTTAACTTATAATTTATATTTTATATTTTATATATTACTTTAGTTTGCGTAAAATTGACTAAAAATAAATTTCTAAATAAAGTAAAATGACTTTAGAATTAAAAAAATTTGATATGAAAAATATTAGTTTCAAACCGAATGAAAATAAAGGTCCTGTGGTTGTTTTAATTGGAAAGCGTGATACAGGTAAATCTTTCTTAGTAAGAGACTTGCTTTTTTATCAACAAGAAATACCCATAGGAACAGTTATCTCTGGAACAGAAGAAGGGAACGGATTTTACGCCAAAATGGTGCCTAAGTTGTTCGTTCATAATGAGTATAATACAGCGATTATTGAGAATATTTTGAAACGACAACGCACCGTTTTAAAACAAATTAAAAAAGAAATGGAAACATATAAGCGAACTACAATCGATCCGAGAGCGTTCGTTATTTTAGATGATTGTTTGTATGATGCTACATGGACTAGAGATAAGATGATGCGCTTACTTTTTATGAACGGGAGACATTGGAAAGTCATGTTAATCATCACAATGCAATATCCCCTCGGTATACCACCCACGCTAAGGACAAATATAGATTATGTTTTTATTTTGAGAGAAAACTATATTGCAAATAGAAAAAGAATATATGAGAATTATGCGGGAATGTTTCCAACTTTCGAGAGCTTTTGTCAAGTCATGGACCAATGTACAGAAAATTATGAGTGTTTAGTTATTAATAATAACTCAAAATCTAATAAATTACAAGACCAGGTGTTTTGGTATAAAGCAGATTCACATAATGACTTCAGATTAGGCTCTAAAGAGTTCTGGGAACTATCCAAGGGCATGAATTCAGACGACGAAGATGAAAAATATGACCCTGGGTCAGCTAAAAAGCGCGGAGCGGGGCAAAAAATCACTATCAAAAAGGCGAATAAGTGGTAAAACCGCTTTCATAATCCAAACTCGCTTTTAGAAAACTCGCTTTTATATATAAAGGCGATATAACTACTTAAATAGTATCTTATAATAAATAGTATAATAAGATGCAAGAGTTAAATATCGTAGAACTTATTGAAAAAAATCCTATCACAAAGCTTTCAACTACATACAATAGTAAATTATTGAACAAAATTCAACAAAATTTTACTGGGTTTGAACAACAGTTATTCGTAAGTAGCTTTTATTGTTACTTAAACTATGATAAAAACATTGATTTTGTAGTTGACTTGGATAATGTATGGAAATGGTTAGGTTTTAGCCAAAAAATAGACTGTAAAAGATTAATAGAAAAACATTTTAAACACACTATGGATTATAAAAATCTCGCTTTCCCAGCTGGGAAGGTGATTGTAGAAGAAGACAAACTCGCTTTGGATTCACCCAAAGCGAGTTTAGATAAAGAAAAGCATGGCGGTCAAAACAAACAGACAATACTGCTAACTATCAAATGTTTCAAGTCATTATGTTTAAAAGCACATACCAAAAAAGCATCTGAAATCCATGAATATTATATGAAATTAGAAGAAGTATTACAGGAAATAGTGGAAGAAGAAACAGATGAGTTAAGAATTCAACTAGAACAGAAAGAAACTATTATTTTGGAAATAAAACAAACATCTAATAAAGAAAAACAAAAAGCAGTAGAACAAGCAATTGTCGTTCAATTTCCAGTAAATACAGAATGTATTTATTTTGGCACAATCGATAATACAAATGATGCAAGTGAAAAGTTAATTAAATTTGGACATACAAATGATTTATCAACCAGAATACTAGACCATCGTAAAAAATACAACAATTTTGTTTTAATTAATGCTTTTAGAGTTCAAAATAAAGTAGAGATAGAAAATCTAATAAAAAATTATCCTAAAATAAAAAGACAAATTCGCAGTATAGAAATTAATGGAAAAAATAAAACAGAAATAATTGCATATGATGGCACTAATTTTACGATTGAAAAATTATCTAAACACATCAAAGATATTATTCATTCTAAAACATATAGTATAGATAATTTTAATAGAATAATAAAAGAAAATGAGGAATTAGAAAATGAGAATAGAAAATTAACTCAGCAAATAAAAACGCATGAATTTTTGATAGAAAAACAAGCAATTGAATTAAACCAATTGAAAGAAACGCTTGAAAAACGAGAAAAAATCATTGAATCTACACAGCAAGACACCGTGTCCGTGTATCAAAATGTATTATTACCTGAAGATGAACTGAATAAAAAATTTAATGAATTTGTAAATAGTATTTGTATTGTTCGTCCAGATGTAGAAGAGTTATCTGTCAATATAGAAGGACGATATCGTTTATGGAGTCAAGTTAAGCCCACAAAGGAAGTTTTTCATGCGCTTAAAAATTATTTAGATACAAGATTTAAACCAAAGCGTATCCAAGGTAATCATGGCTACTTAGGTATTAAATTAAACACGGTAGAATATGTAAAACATCAAGAAAATTCCACGGTTGAAACATTTATATTTCAAGTATGCAAATTTTCTGATTGTGGAAAAGTTTTAAATTCTGTCTTATTGAGAGAATATCAAAAATGGAAAATATCAGTTGGTAAAGAATTCACAGACAATGATATAAGAGAAATTAAAGAATATTTAAATTCATCACCTTATGCGCTAAAAGCAACTGTATGGACTGATGAAGGAAATAATGAAGGATACTATGGATTATCTTTAAAACAATGTGAAATCAAACCCAAACTTATTTCATCAACTGGTAAAAAAGTGTTTAAGAGAGAAAAAGAAACAAACGCACTATTGGCAACATGGGATACGATTGCGAAAGCATCAGAAGCAGAAAATATGTCTACTGCTAAAATGAGTAGATGTGTAAAAAATAAAAATATAATAAATGATTATTATTATAGTATTATTTGAAGTAAATATCGATAAATCTATCACGAGGTAACCATAATTTTACTTTTTTTTATAACAATTATTACAATGGTTCATCCAAGTTACAATCTTTAATCTTTCAAAAGAATTACCACAGTTTTTACATTCAACGGATATATTATTATCGGGTTTAGAACAACACTCAGGACAAAGAGGTTTCCATTTTAGATTTTCTTTTACTGGAAATTTACCTTCACAACACTTACATATTTTTACAATTATTTTATTAATAAAATTATAATCACATGTATTACATCTATTATTATTGGTTGAATTTTTTAACATCTCTCTTTTACAGTCAATACATTTTATTATATTTTTATCACATTCATCACAATATAAATCGTTATTTTTATGTGAGACAATAAAGTTAAAAGGACATAATTGACACTTTTTCATTTTATATATTTTATCACAATCCGGACATAAATCACTTTGACCGTTAAAATCTTTCTCACAGTTTACACATTCTTTTAGTTTATGACATGTATAACATAATGTATTAAAAGGTATATTATTTTCAAAAGGAAGTTTACATTTTGTACAATATATAATTTTTTTTACGATATGATTGATTCGTTCTTTGTTTTGTCTTTGTGTTTGACTACAACACTTAGAACATAACAAAATTTTTTCTGTATTTTTGAAAATCGTTTCTGATTTACAAAAATAGCATTTTTTACTTACATAGGTACCACGCATTTCCTTATTTAATCTTTTTAATTCATTAACAAAATGTTTTTCAACATTTTTTCTAAGTTTTTCCTCTTCTAACATTAATTTATTTTCATATTTAAGTTTTTTATTTTCATATTTAAGTTTTTTATTTTCCTCATCATTTTGTTTTTTTTCTTGTCTTAATTTCTCATAATATCCTTCAGGCTTATTTTCAATTTTTTCTTTTTCATGTTCTCGTAATATTTCTATTTTTTTTTTATATATTTGAATTTCTTTTCTACTAACTAAACCATTTTTTTCAATACAATCACATCCAACTTGAACCGTAATATTATTATATTTGTTTTGAATAATATATATATTTTGAATTCTTTTTGAACATATACATGTATTTACAAGTCCGCCTTCAAAATCATCATTTTCATAATCATTCATATTATCTTTTGTTATTATTTTTTCACCGCAAATTTGAAAATCGCTTTGTTCAGATTCAAATTTTAGTTTTATATCTCTAACAGAGTTAATTGTTCTTACTACATGAATTGGATATGTTAATAATAATAAAAACGCTAATTTGTCTGGTTTAGTTAATGATTTATTGTATTTTTTCTTAAAATAAATTTCCAATGGCGCGTGATAACAAGAATATGCTGTAAGATTTGAAAGATAATGAGGATGAAATTCGTCTTGTGCGTATTTAATTTGCTTATATATTAGTTCTTTAAATTCGTTGTCTAATACTATATTTGTGTAATAAATATTATCTTGTGAGTCTCTATTCATTTTAATATAAAATTTATTATATTAAAATATTAAAATATTTAAAACCAATCAATTTTTTTTTAATCATCTTTTTTATTCGCAAAAGGTCCGCTAACTAATTCACTACGTCCATTATCTGTCTTACCAACAACAATATTTTCACCTTCAAATAATTCCATACAAATATCTGCAGATGATATATTTTCCTTTTCTTTTAGACCGAATTCTTGAGTATTAGAATTATTCACACCAATAAGATTTCCTTGTTCGTCGATTGTTTGCGTTAAAGCGTTACCTGATTTTTCAGCATTTTTGATATTTTCCTCAATTGCTTTTTGTTTTGTCTCCTTGACACGTTGATCGAAAGCGGATTTAGCATTTGCTTCATTTTTAGTTTTCTCATGCATCAATTGATTAAGTTCCTCTTCCATGTATTCCACACGACCCGTTTTGTAAGCCTCAGGTTCCCATGGCATCCACATACCGACAGGTCCGACAAGAATATCATGATTAGGGTCAATTTCTCTTAACATTTTACATCTTAATTCTGCTTCTTCAATTGTTGGATAAGAACCACGAATTTTTAATCCACGTGTACTTGTTTGAAAACTATGTGCAATTCCAAATTGTTTCTCAAGTTCTTCCTCATGATTATCAATAAATGTTTTATAATCATCATCCATATTGCTTTTAGAAATAGTTTCCTTTTCATCTTTTACAAAGTCTTTAAAATCATTTGTAATGTCGTCAAATGAGATATTATACTTAAAAGAAATAAAGTTTAAAAATTGAACGAACTTTTCCATTGATTTATTAAAATCCCACTTCTTTAGGAATTCTTCAAAAAAGAAAAGATGTTTTTGTTTAAGAATATTTTCAGGTGAAACAAAAGAAACACACGCAAATTTTTGTCCTGCGATTGGTTTATCCTCTTCTAACAAATCAACATATTTAGGGTTAGTTTTACCATTTACTATTTTTCTTTCGAAACTAGGATTTTTAGAGTCGTTTTCTTTAGAGCGATTCATTTAGTATTTTTAATTATTTAATTTTAAGTTTTTTATCGCAATATATATATTTTTTTCTTATTATTTAATATAATGAACGGTTTGATTAACGTTAGTGAACTTGTCAAGAGAATCATTAAGTACCTAGTTGAAGGTTTAATGGTAGCTATTGCTGCTTATGCTATCCCTAAACGTTCTTTAAATGTTGAAGAAATAGTTTTGATTGCTTTAACTGCCGCCGCCACATTTAGTATTCTTGATACTTATGTTCCATCTATGGGTGTAACTGCACGCTCTGGTGCTGGATTCGGTATCGGTGCAAATTTGGTAAAATTTCCTGGGGGATTTTAAAACTCAATAACGTAATAACAATATAAAACAAAATACAAGATAATATATTATTTAATCTGGTTATAATATATTATGGTGAAGTACAGTCGCAAAATAAAAAAGATGTCACGTAAAAATAGTAAAAGAACCAAAGGTGGAACTAGAAGTTTGAATAATAGTGACATAAATAATTTAGATATTTCTGAAATTTACGAAACAGATGATAGTGATATTCATGACATTAGTGAATATGATAATGATTTAAACTTTGAAGACGGAATAGAAAATTCTTTAAATACAACAAGAGATAGTATTTCCAGTCCAGAGGTTAATGAATATAATGAATCAGATTTAGGTGACATGGATTCACTTCATTTATCTGATTTAAATGATTCAGGTATTTCCTCAACAAACACAACAATCGAGAGTTTTTCCCAACCAAATATAGATGATGATATTAGTTCACTTCATTTATCTGATTTAAACAGTTCGAATGTTTCATCTAGAAATACATCAAGAGAATACTCAACTGGAGGTAAAACAAAAAGGAAACATGGAAGAAAAACAAAAAAAACGAAAAAGACAACCAAAAAAATGAATAAAACAAAAAGAAAAATGCGTAGAATTAAGATTGGTGGTAATGTTGACAAATTAGGAGACTCAGATTTTAATCCAAATTTAACTTATGATTCTAAACAAGTTGGAGGTAGATGTTATGGCACAGGTGTAGGAGCTAATAATTATGATCCGAATTTTTCTATATATAACACAAAATTGTTACAGTTAAGTCCTTATAACCCAACAAATTAAAATTCATATAAATATAATGTTTTATTTATATTTATATTTAGATGTGTGATATAGAAGAATACAAAGATATTATTGATTATGAAAATACTTATCAAATAAGTAACTTTGGTAATGTTAGAAATAAAAATACTGGAAGAATTATAAAGCCAACCGAAGCCTATACAAGCTAGAATAATAGTTGTAAATAATATTTTTAGTGAGTTTACAAATAATACTGAAAAATTATAGTGTGTGTATAAATTCCCAATCTAACTCTTGACAAATTTGTTTCCATATTGTGTCTTGCTCTATTCTTTTTTCCTTATCTTTTAACATCGGAAAGAAAGGTAAATAATTATCTTCTCCTAGTAGTTCACATAATTTATAAGCGGTATAATAATAATTCAAAAAATTTACGCGGTCATCCGGACAAAATTTGGAATAAGGTGCTTGTAGCTCAATAAAAAGATTACATAATGTCTCTTCAAGTTCAGGAGACATAATAGGAGGTTTAATTCCCAGTTTATCTTTAATAAATGGTATATGTTCATAGTATTTATTATAGCCTAATTTTTTAAGAATTTCTTTTGTTTTATTATTTGTAATTTGTAATAAATCGATTCTCTCTTTTTTAATTTGTAACTTAATATTTTCAATGACTTCTGGTGGAATTTGTGTCGTTTCTTTTCCTTGGAATTGTGCCAATATTTCCTTAAAGTGGTTAATTTTTTTATATGCGTAAAAACAAACCTCTTTTGGCGGCTCTTTATATGAAGGTTTTTCATTCTCTATCAAATATGGAATACTCCTAGAACAAGCGTTACATATTAAAATTCCTTCATCTTCTAATGGTATTAATTCACCTTTCGTACAATATTTACAAATATCAGTTTGACAAATAAACGAATTTACATCTAAAAAAGTATCATCAATATTACTTAAATATTTTTGAACAATATTATTATTTTTATTTTGATTTATTATTTGATTAATATCATTTGACTCATTATCCTTAATTTTAAAAAATGAGTTAATTATTTTATTTTTATCGGAAATATTAACAGGTATAGCACCTTCAGAAATATTTTTTTTATTTTCAAAATAATCAAAAATAAATTTTGAATTATCTAAAAAATATTCTTTTTTTCTACTTTTTAGTTCTATGATTTCTTTTTTAATTTCTTCTATTCTGTCTTTTATATCCATTTTTTGTTCTATAGTTAAAATTTCATTATCTGTTAACAGTTTATTTTTTATTTTTTTTAATTCTAATTTTAATTCAGGAATAATATCAGTTTCATCTATAGAAAAAGTATTTAGAAACTCTTTATGTTTACCATCAAGTGTTATAGATGCTTTCTTATTATATTTTATCTTTTTATTTGTTTTTGGTTTAAAAGTAGGCATATGATTCTTTATATCATAAATATATTTATTTATTTAATTAATAATCACAACAAAATATATTTATATTTTTTGAATAATTATATCCATTATAAATAGATAGTTTTATTGTTTATTTACTTTAATTCACGTGAATCTAAGTTTAAAATACTCAATAGTTTTCTTTTTTTTAAATAATAGATATGGACCTGAAAATAAATTTGGAATCTTTAAAAGATTTAGAAAATACCAATTTTAAAGTAGATGCCATAAAATTTCAAAAAATGTTGTTACTCTTTAATTCAATAGAACAAGGATGGAGTGTAAAAAAAAGAAATGATTCATATGTTTTTACAAAGAACCATGAAAACAAAAAAGAAATCATTGATAATTCATACTTATTACAATTTATGAAGACCAATTTAGATTTAAATAAAATAATAGATTAACTTTAAAAAAATTAAAATATTTTAAATAATTAATATATTTTAATTAAATTAAAAATCTTAATTTTTTTTTCTTTAGCAATAATATAAAATGGGAGGTGGATTAATGCAACTCGTAGCTTATGGCGCTCAAGATGTTTACCTAACTGGTAATCCTCAAATTACTTTCTGGAAAGTTACTTATCGTAGATATACTAACTTTGCTATTGAATCAATCGAACAAACATTTAACGGTCAAGCCGATTTTGGTCGCCGTGTTCAATGTGTGATCAGTAGAAACGGTGACTTAGCTTACCGCACCTATCTTCAGGTCACTCTTCCTGAAATTAACCAACTTATGGGTCTTGGTAGTTACACAACTGGTCAAAACACTGGTGTATATGCTCGTTGGTTAGATTTCCCTGGTGAGCAACTTATTGCTCAAGTTGAAGTTGAAATTGGAGGTCAAAGAATTGATCGTCAATATGGTGACTGGATGCACATCTGGAACCAACTTACAATGACTGCTGAACAACAACGTGGTTACTTCAAGATGATTGGTAACACAACTCAACTTACATTCATCACTGATCCATCATTTTCTGATGTTGAATCTCCTTGTGACTCTCAAGCACCTCGTCAAGTTTGTGCTCCTCGTAATGCTCTTCCTGAAACAACCCTTTATGTTCCTCTTCAATTCTGGTTCTGTACCAACCCTGGTCTTGCCCTTCCTTTAATTGCCCTTCAATACCACGAAGTCAAGATTAATCTTGATATCCGTCCTATTGATGAGTGCTTATGGGCTGTTACTACATTAAACTGTAATACCAACCCATACACAAATTCTGCTGGTCAATACTCTGTTGGTCGCCCTGTTCCTGCTACCATCGCATACAACCAATCTTTAGTTGCTGCTTCTCTTTATGTTGACTACGTATTCTTAGATACTGATGAACGTCGTAGAATGGCACAAAACCCTCACGAATATTTAATTACTCAACTTCAATTCACTGGTGATGAATCTGTAGGTTCTTCCAGTAACAAAATCAAACTTAACTTCAATCACCCTGTTAAGGAACTTATCTGGGTTGTCCAACCAGATCAAAACGTTGATTACTGTTCATCATTAACATGTGATGCTCTTCTTTTCAAAGTTCTTGGTGCCCAACCATTCAACTACACTGATGCCATCGATGCTCTTCCTAACGCTATCCATGCTTTCGGAGGTCCTGGTTCCGTTGCCTCTGATTCCCGTGCTTACATTGATGCTCGTGGTTTATTCCAAGATGCTGGTGCTCTTGACTATATTCCTGGTTCTGGTTTCACAGGTTACTGGCATGGTCCTTCTAACCCTTATAATGAAGTCAATTTTGGTGGTAATCAAATTCCTCTTAATACATCTGGTCTTTCTGCCTCTGTGATTGCTTCCCTTCAAGAATCTGGTAGTCACAAGGACAACTCTGGTGTCTCTGATGCCGGAACATTCGTTCTTTCTGAAACCTCTCTTGACATGCATTGTTGGGGACAAAACCCAGTTGTTACCGCTAAACTTCAACTTAACGGTCAAGATCGCTTCTCTGAACGTGAAGGTTCTTACTTCTCTTGGGTCCAACCTTACCAAGCACACACCAGATCCCCTGATGAAGGTATTAACGTTTACTCTTTCGCTCTTCGCCCTGAGGAACACCAACCTTCTGGCACATGTAACTTCTCCAGAATTGATAACGCCACACTTCAACTTGTTCTTAGTAACGCAACTGTTGAAGGTACCAAGACTGCCAAGGTCCGTGTCTATGCTACCAACTACAACGTTCTTCGTATCATGAGTGGTATGGGAGGATTAGCATACTCAAATTAAACGAATTGTTACGATTTATCGTCTCATATTTTTTTACATATTTTAATAATTAATTATTCCTTTTTAATTATTAAAGCAAAAACGAATATAAAGATATCACATTAATAAGTATATAATGAGTGTCGACATAGTAAACCTTATCGAAAATAATCCAATTACCAAATTAAATGGTAATTATCAGTCAAAATTAATTGAAAAAGTCAAGAATCGGTTCACAGATTATGAACAACAGATGTTTATAGCTAGTTTTTATTGCTATTTGAAACATGATTATAAGAATGACTTTGTAATTGATTTAGATAATATATGGAAATGGTTAGGATTTCAACAAAAGTATCACGCAAAATATTTGTTAGAAAAACAATTTGTCATTAATAATGACTATAAAATTATTGCTCACGAAGCTTCGGGAGCAAAAAAAAACGTTAGAGGAGGACATAACAAAGAAATAATCATGTTAAATATTGATACATTTAAAAAGTTTTGTTTAAAAGCAGGAACAAAAAAAGCAGACGAAATTCACGATTATTTTATTAAATTGGAAAATATTATGCATGAAATTCTATTTGAAGAAAGCACTGAACTTAAATTACAATTAGAACAACAAAAAACAGAAACACAATTATTAGAAGACAAAAAAACAAAAGAATATGAAATCAAATTAGAGAAGCAAAAAGTGATTGAAAGAGAGAAAATATTATTAAAAGAATATGAAACCAATAGTTCCGTTTTTTATGTTATTAAAGTAAAAACATATGAAAATAAACAATATGTTATAAAAGTTGGAGAAAGTCGTAGAGGTATTACAGATAGGTATAAGGAACACAAAAGCAAATATGAAGAGTGTTTGTTGCTCGATTGTTTCACCGTTAATAAAAGCAAAGATTTTGAAACATTTATAAAAGACCACGATTTAATAAGACCAAATAAAGTAAAAACCCTTCTTGGACATGAAACAGAGTTAGAACTTTTTTTAATTGGAAAAAATCTCTCTTATCAAACATTTTTAAATATTATAAACAACAATATTAAGTATTTTAATAATAATGATAACAGTAAGCTAGAGCTTGAAAATGAACAATTAAAGTTAATGTTGGAAATGAAAACAGCTAACAATGATAATGTATTAATACAAGAATTAATTAAAACAATAAAAGATTTATCTCATAAAGTTGATGTTATTGAAAAATCAAATAAAGAAATATTAACCAAACTTCATTCCCATGAAAACAAAATAGTAACTGGTTTTAACGAACCACTACAAACTGTTGGACCTAGACTACAAAAAATAAATCCAGAAACTATGCTATTAATTAAAGTGTATGAGTCTGTTTCAGAAGCGATGAAAGAAGATTCTAATATCAAAAGACCAAGTATTAATAAAGCTATTGTAGAAAATACGATTTATTGCGGATATAGATGGCTTCTAGTTGACAGAGAGTTAGACCCTAATATTATTCATAATATTAATCCGACGAAACAAACAAAAGCTCAAAATTTAGGTTATATAGCTCAAATAAACAAGGAACAAACAGAAATAGTTAACGTTTTTTTAGATAGAAAAACGGCCGCCCATTTTAACGGATATGAATCCATTTCAGCATTGGATATACCGGTTAAAAAATTTACTTTGTCACAAGGATATTATTATAAAATATATACTGATTGTGATTTAATGTTTAGAGAAAAATTCGAAGAAAAAATTAATGGAGTACCCTTATTATACAAAAATGGAATAGGTCAGTATGATATACAAAATAATTTAATAAGAGAATTCGCATGTAAATATGATTGTATAAAACAACTACAAATAAGTGATAAAACATTATCAAAAGCGTTAAATAAAAATATACCATATAACGGTTTCTATTTTAAGGTAATCGAAAGTAAATTAAAATGTTTATAAGACAACTTAACTAATAACAAATTATTTCTTTAATCTTCATGTGCTACTTCTTGACAAACATCGACTTCTACATCTTCTTCTACTTCATTATAGTGAAAATTTTCCCAAATAACTTTACGACTATTAAATAACTTATTCATATTTATAATTTCTGGTTTCTCCGTTTCAGATGTAAATAGTTTTAAAATCTGTGCGTCATCTCTAAAACGCAGTGTATACGTTTGTTGAATATTATTTCTACCAATTCTACCCATAGCCTGAATAATTTTTTCTTGTGTCATCTTCAAGTCTTTACTCAAATATCCATGACAGAATTGATAGTTTGTTCCATAAATATAGTCACTTGAAGCAATAATCAAATAAAGTTTTTGCTCATCAGCTAATTTTTTCATAATTTCAGTATATCGAATGTTGTCATGATTAATAAATACACCTATACCCATCATCAATAGTACCTTCCAAGTATCATTGATTCCATTTAAAGACATAATCTCGCTAACAACATGGTCTTCAATATCACTTGTAAACGCGCCAGTTGTATCTAAACCATCACACCATTTTTTAATATGAAGTGATTTATTTGGCACGAATGTATCATTTAATGTCGCACTTTTAATCATTGACTTTAATGAGGTGATTTCATTTGAAAGTTTACTAATATTACCCTTATTAGCAATCTCATCCCCAGATTCTCTATTAAACTTTTTAATATCTTTTGAGGATTTATTTCTCCCACTAACAGAGTTACCTTGATTCTTAACACTTACATCATTTTTAACAGCATTCTCTGCCTTTTCTTTTGTTTGTTCTAATTCGTTTTCTAATAGTGCCAATTTTTCATTCAAAACATTATTAAATTCAATCTTTTTCATAATTTCATCCATAACCAATGATGGTATATTAGCTTGTTGAATACAAAACTTTGCGATTTTCTCAATCTCATCTGAAATAAAGATAGTTGGACCATCTTTTAGAGTGTAAGAGTCTTTTGTAGTTATATAAGCACCTGATGTTCCAACATGTGTTTGATTCGACGCAAATGAATTTGGTAATTGTTCGCTAGCTAAACGTGTTAAAGGAGCACCAGATAGTTCCGAAGATACATTTGAACAAGGTCCAATACTTCGAGCCTTAAAAATTTTATTGCCCTTATTGTCAACTGTTTCATTTGTAACAATTCTAGGAAATCTGATTCTCATAAAATGTTTGTAAATTGTATTCCAATGACTAGGTATAATATTTTGTAACAATTTAATATAATAAATTTTTATAGTCTTCATGTTAACATCATTAAATGATTCAAAATGTCTACCTAATAACATTTTACTATTTGCCATGTTATTTTTATTTACATAGCTAATGAATTCAACAACTTCTTTCAAGTCAAAATATCTAAGCAATGTCAGATAACTATCACAATGTCTGGCAATTTTTAGAAGTTCATCATAATTATCACTTAGGTAATGAGGTAATACTACATAACCATCTTTATTTAAAATCGGAATAGATTTTTTACAATCATGACTTACAATATTATATATTTCTGAATCTGGAAATTTATTCTTAAAGTCTGGAATAGTTTCTACTAACTCATTTAGTTTTGGTAATGTAGCTGATGATAAAACCATATTAGGAATAATATTTTCTTTCCAATTCTTTCTAATAATTTTATGAAAATCATGTTCTTCATAGTCTAGCGTAATAGTTGGTTCATCCCAATAAGTAATAATATTTTCTTTTTCATTAAATGCCAACATATAAAACATTGCTGGTAAATATGATTTTATATCACAAATAATAATTTCTACATTATCACCAATACTATTATCAACTTTTCTAATTCCACCAGTGCGCTTATTTACAGTAAACTCTTTTGCAGCGAAATAATGCAGTCTAATATCATCCGCACTAGCACATCCAAAAGCAAATGCTATTTTTTTACCAACTGAAATAGCTGCTTTTGCTAATGCTAATCCAACATGTCTAGCAGCACAAACAAATATTATTTTGTGTTTTTCTGATAAAGCAATAGGTGTTAATGTTTTTCCAGTACCAGTAGGAGCCATATATAAAACTAATTTAGAATTACTGTTTTTACAGACAGTAAACATCTCTTTTTGATGTTCATATAGAATCATATCACCATATTTTAAAAGATTTTCGTTTTTCTCAATAAAGTCAACTCCATTTTCAATTATAATACTCAATTCAATATCATCATTAAACAGTTCAATTACCTTATTTGTAAGATTTATAATATGAATATTTAATCGTTGAATATTATTTTTAATTAATTTACATATCGTAAAATAGTGGAATGTAAACATTTTTGTATTATTAGGAATTTTTGAAGATAGTTCGGTATTTTTACTTTTTTCGTTTTTTTTCGGTTTAACATTATCCGAAAAATCTAGATTATTATTTCTATACTGTAGCATTTTTTCAATGTGATTGAGAAGTATAAATTCATAAATATCAGTTTTTTTTTTAATTTCGTTTTCATCATTTCTTTCTAATCGAACTCTATCAACAGAATTTAATTTAACAATTCCATCAACTTCAGTTTTTTTATAACCAGAGTTTATTGAAATAAGTTCTAACTCAATTTTATTTACACGGTCACGAAGGTATTTATTGTATAAATATTCTTCCATTTTTGTAGTATAATCTATTTTTAAGAATGTAAAGATAGATTTATTATTATTTATTCTAATATTCACATCATGATAACCATCAATTATTAGTTTTAAAATATCTTTTTCAGAATTTGAAACAGGAACCTCAATAGATTCCCATTCAGATTTATTAAGCTTTCTTTGTTTTAGATCCATTGTTGGTAAGAGTATAGATTATAATAACATACTCTTTATATTTTATTTTTTAATCAATTTTTTTTAAAATTGAAACTAAATAATTTAAATAATTGTATACTATTAATTAAAATAATACAATGAATACTGGATATAATATAATTTCTATTGAGGGTAATATTGGTTCTGGAAAATCAACATTGCTTTCTAATCTTAGAGAGACTTTAAAAGATAGAACAGATGTCATATTTTTAAAAGAACCTGTGGATGAATGGGAAAAAATTACAGATGAAAATGGTATAACTATGTTAGAAAAATTTTATAGCAACCAAAAAGAATATTCATTTCCTTTTCAAATGATGGCTTATATATCAAGACTAGCGCTTTTAAAAGAAGCACTTGAAAAAAATCCACATGCTATTATTATAACAGAGCGCAGTTTATATACAGATAAAATGGTTTTTGCAAAAATGTTATATGAATCTGGAAATATTGAAATGATAAATTATAAAATATATTTAAAATGGTTTGATACATTTGCTTCTGAATTTCCTGTTAATAAAGTTATATATGTTAATGCTTCACCTGAAATATGTCACGATAGAATAGTAAAACGTTCAAGAACTGGGGAAAGTAGTATTTCTTTAGGCTATTTAATTAACTGTCATAGTTATCATAATGAAATGTTAAATAAAGATTCAATCTCTTGCGTTTGTAATAATCAACTAGTTATTGATGGAAATGTGGATATATATGAAAATAATTCTCAATTAAAAGAATGGATACATAATATTATTAATTTTGTCGATTCAAAATAAAACAATACAAAAATACAAAATAAAAACAATACAAAATAAAAATATTTATTATTATTATATGAGTCTAAATAATAATATTAATACAAATACAATTATTTTTACCATGGCAAGAATGAATCCACCTACTCCAGGTCATTTATCTTTAATAAAAACCCTTATAGAACAAGCTATAAATTTAAATGTTAATAAGGTTTTTTTAATTTTATCAAAAACAAATGATAATAGTGATGACCCAATTTCTTGTGATAAAAATCCTTATGACCCTGAAGGAAGTTTCAAGACTGAAATAATAAATTCTATGGTGTATAAATTAAAGAGTCAAATGATAAATAATGTTAACACAGGAAATTATGATGAAAAAATAAAAAACGAAATTATTAGTAAAATCAATAATATAGATGTAATTTGTAGATGTGTTCCTATTGTTCCAAAACAAGCTGGTATAAGACAACCAACACCCTTTACACCGTTATCTAATATTATTTATAGTGATTTTAAAGGTATACAAAACCTAAACTTGATAATGGTTATTGGTGATGATAGAGCTAGTTTACTTGATAGTGTAGCAGATGTGTTTTATAAAAAAATAGATAATATTCATTCAATAAATGGAATAATAATGCCTAGAGAAGGAATGAGTGAATATAAGAAGTTATCACCATATGAATTAGGATATTTAAATATAGAAACAGTACCTATTAATGCTTTTTCTGCTTCTTTTGTAAGAAAACTCGTTAAAAATGGTCTGAAAGACAAGTTTGACGACGTTTATAAACCATATTTAGATCAAAAACAAATTGACATATTATACGATACTATATTAAAAGGATTATTGTTAAAAGAATCAAAAAGTAAAGGGGATGATAAAGTAGAAATACCAAAATATGTTTATCCATTAATTAAAGGAACTGGTGGTTCTAAAAAAAGAATTCTCAAAAAATATTATTATACAAGACGTAGTAAAAAAACTTATAAAAGAAAGAATCGAAAAATAACGAATAAAAATAAAAATAACAAAAAATAAAAAATTGAATTAATAATTAATTTATTATATTATTTCAATTAAATAAATATGAAGTTAATGACTTTAGCGAATATTGTGAATCAAGCTTTTATCTATGTTATAAATACAAGTAAGATGTATAATATTGACGAGTCACATGCTCTTAAACATAGCATGGATGTTTTACATACAACCAATAAAATTTATAATTCGGAGGTACTAAAATCTCCATACTTAGAAACACAAAAAGAAATTATTTATTCAGCAGCAATTTTACACGATATGTGTGATAAAAAGTATGTGAATCAAGAAGAGGGTATTGAAAATATGAAAAAATACATGGCTGAATTTATGAGCGAAAAAGATTTAGAAGTGACATCAAAAATAATATCAACAATGTCATACTCTACTGTAAAAAAAAATGGGTATCCAGATTTAAAAGAGTATCAACTGGCGTATAATATTGTTAGAGAAGCTGATTTACTAACAGCATACGATATAGATAGATGTATCATTTATGGTATGATGGTTGAAAAATTAACCTATTATGAATCTGTTAAAAGAGCGGTAGAGTTATTTCATAATCGTATTTTAAAATATCGAAGTGATAATTTATTCACAACAGAATATGCGTTAGATGAATCGTTTTTATTACATAAAAAATCATTGATTGATATAATAAATTTACATAATTTATTTTAGAGTATTTATTTTAGTCAATTAAATCAATTACTAATGGATAATGATCTGAATTATATTTTCCACAATATTCTTTATAATCATGATAAATAAAAACATTATTAATTTTATTTTTTATTGAATCAGTAACTAAAATATGGTCTATCATTGAGTAATCATTGTTAGAAGCCGTGTTACAATTATTGTCAGAATCCCACCAATCAGAGTATCTTTCACTTTTTTCAATTTTTTCTGCTGCATTATATAAAATATATTTTCCCATATATTCACCTATGTTTCCTTTCAAAATGTCGAGTACTTGTGATGTGGGTTTATTATTATTCATATCTAAAACTTCTGCATCGTAGTCATTAAAATCACCAATCATAATTACTTCATAATTACGGTTAATATAGTCATAAATTACACTTTGTAGTATTGACGCTTGTGCTTCTCTCTGAGAACATCTAGCAGGGTCAGTTGGTATTGCGATTAAATGTGCTGAGATGAACGCAAGGTTAAAACCATTAAATATAAATTCAGTAATATAATGTTTACTCACTCCAGTTGATGAAATAGAACTATTATAACCACATGTTGAACCAGCTATAGGATAATTATATTTCATTTCACTTCTATATAAGCTTGTAACTGGGTCAATTCGTGTCAACATACCGACATTTTGACCTGTACCTGTGTCGGTGCCTTTTTTTAAGTAAGGTATATAACTTTCATCAAGTTGGTTTTTTAACATGTTAAGTTCATCACACCCTTCAATTTCACAAAAGTTTATAATATCTGGATTAAGGTCTTTAATTACTTTAGATACATACGACATATGAGTCTCTGCTTCCGTTTGATTTTTCCAACTACATCCATCTCCAGGACAATTCGCACCACTATAATAGTCTATAAATAACCATTCAACATTATATTGAACCAATCTTAATGAATTTTTATTTTTACGTCTATCACCAATAGATGTTACTGTAGGACATTCAGTGTCTCCAAATATGCTACTAACATTTGATAAGAATAAAAAAATAAAAAATAAGGACAACATTCTTTATATTAGTTTTATATTAAATATAATTACTTTTAGTAATGTAAATATAAATAAAAATGAAATTATATAATATAATATATATTTTATATCTATAAATGCTGCCACATATTAACGGTACCTTAAATATAACAAAATCACGTTTAAAAATTCATCCAGAAAAAATAAAATTAATTAGTGATTTTAAATTACAGTTTGACGGTTGTAGTAAAGGTAATCCAGGATTAGCTGGTGCTGGTGCCGTTATTTATCATGAGAGTGAAGAATTATGGCACTCCTCTTTATTTATTGGTCATAAATCAACTAATAATTATGCAGAGTATTCAGGATTAATTTTAGGTCTTGAACAAGCAGTAAAAATGAATATTAAGAATTTAATTGTAGAAGGTGATAGTATGCTTGTTATCAATCAAATGTTAGGATTATATCAAGTAAAGTCACAAAACTTACTAGAAATTTATGATAGAGCAAAAGAATTAGAAAAAAAATTTGATAATATAGAATTTATTCACATTTATAGAAATAAAAATAAAAGAGCAGATGAACTATCAAATAACGCTATAAAAGATTATCAATAAATAGTTAACATGGCTGGTTTTGTTTTATTTTAGTACTCTAATAAATGAACATTCATAACCTTTATAGGCTTATACTTCAATATATCTAGTTCTTTTTTTGTTGTAGGAAATTCATTATCTCCATAAATATCTTGTAACATAAGCCATTCAAACATCCCTCCACAATACATATAAGTATTATAAAATCCTAATTTATTAAGTTGGTTGTATTTTTTATATAAATTTTCATCATTACAATTTTTCCCATAAATAATTAATTTTACTTGTTTATTTCCACTTTGTATAAAACCATTAACTAATTCTTCTTCTTTTTTTGGATTTATTGTATTAGGAATTAAACATGTTTGTTCTGTATCACTCAAAGTATTTATTAAAACATGTGTTTCTGAGTTTTTTATAATATATTGAATATCTTCGTAATTTATTTTATTATTTGATTGTGTATTTCCCATTATTTATTAATTTAAATATTTTTAAATAATAAATTTTTCTATATAATTTATTATTTTTACATTTTTTACAATTAGATTTATACTATTAGAGTAGTTTAACTAATTAAAAGTAACAACAATTTCTACTTCTTCTTTTTTAATACTTTTGGTTGCTGAAATTGATAGTTCTTCTCTCTTCTTTCTGGTTTTAGAATTATCAGTGATTGTTTCTTTTCTTTTCGAAGTACTATTTCTATTATTCATATCCTTCTCAATGACATCATAATTTTCTTCAATATATTTAATTACATCATTTTCTATAGCCCACTTAAAAAAATTTAACTGGCCTATTGTGGTTTCAATACTTGTTTCGTTTTTATAAGGAATACTAATTCTATCCCAACGACAAAAAGGGTCAAATCTTTTTTTAGAATAAGCTTTTAGCTTCAATTTATAATCAAAATAAACTTTAAAACGTCTATCAGTATTGGTAATTGTATACAATGTATAGTATTTTTTTGCGTAATTTGTTGCGAACCAATCAACAATGCGGAGAGAAATTTTAGATTCTCCTGTAATAATTTTTAACATTCTAGTAAGATTATTTTCGTGTTTATAAAAATCCATTAGGTTATTTAATAATAATTCATTTTGTGTTGTGTAATTTGTAGAGGAAGAGGAACTCATTAATGATAAATTAAATATATTATTTAAGTTGTTTCTTTCATATATAATTAATTTAGAGAAAATAAAAAGTATAGTAAATATATATAATGTCAAATTTTATAGAAACTTATTTTGGACCTTTAAGTAAAGATTGGTGTGTTTATTTTAAAATATTGTCTATGTTTTTTCTTTTTATTTTTGTAACATCTGCTATTTCAGCTGTTGTGCTAGGTTTAAAAAATTATAAGAGTTTAAATTTTATGATTGTTTTACATGCGGTTGCCTTATTAGGTAACACATTATTAGCATATTTTGTTAACCGTTTATTACATACAATGTGTATGAATAGTATTCATTAAAAATTATTCATTTGATGTTTTAATTCTGTCTTGAGTAGTATTTATTGGTTTTAAAAATTGATCTCTAATAGCCACATCGTCTGCGTAATTATTTTGACTTAAAAATGGATTATATCCTCTTTGTTGGACTAATTGCCTATCTGCTATTTTTGTATCTAGATCTTCTCTCTTGTTTGAATTTTGAAAACCATTTATAGCAACGTCTTGATTTAGAATCTCCCATGTATTCTCATCATGATTTAAGGAAGATGTATAAGCTGAAATTTCTATATCTTTACTAAATCTTTGATCTTCTAGTTCTTCCTCTCTACCAGTATTTTTTTGTTCAAAGATAGGTCTTCTAGAACGCTCATAAGGTTCACCTTTAGTCCATTTCCATTCCATATCAATAATATATTACTAGTATCTTATAAATACTAGTAATAAACTTAATTCTCATATTTGATAATATTTAGTTGTTTTGTAAATAAAAATTTTTCGTCTGTTTGTCTCCTTCTTTTTAAGTTACATTCTAAACAAGCTAAATGAAAATTATCATTATTATGTCCCTTATCATTATCAATTCTATCTACAGACCATTGTTTTGTTTCTCTCGAAATATCATACAAAACATTCATTTCTTCTTTACAATAATGACATTTTAATTGAGATTCAATTAATTTTACTACTATGTTATTAAAATCAATAAATTTATCACCGTTAAAGTGTTTCTTCAAAATGTCTTGTTGTTTGTAGCTGGCTATTTTTTTATTTATTTGTTGAAATATTATTTTACTAACATCATCATTATAGATAAAATTATTTAAAGATATATTCTTCAAAACTTCCATCTGTTTATAATATTGAAAGTACTCTTCTGAAAATTTCCAATCCTTACTTACAAGACGTTTTTTAATTACCTTTTCATTTGAATCTTTAATTAATTTTTTAATCATGTATCTATTGTTAGTTCCTTGTATATTTATTTTTTTTTCATTATTATCTGTATCCATATAAGTTATTATATATAATTTATTTATTATTTTAACTGATATAAATATTAGTTAATTTATATATAATTTACGAAACTAAGTTAAACTGATAACAATATATTTATATATAAATGGAAGAAATCCAAATAAAAACGGAAGAAATTGAAATAAAGAAAACAGAAGAATGTTTAGAGCTTAGAAATATAAAATACAAAACAATGCTATTGAATGGTAATCCATTACATGAAACAAAATCATTAAATGATATGTCTAATTTAGAAAAATTTTTAGAAGATGAAAAAAATAATAATATTAATGAACCTTGGTGTAAACTAAATAAAACAGTTAAAACAAAAAAATTATTACAGTTTGTAGAAATATATAAAAAAAATAATGAATTAGATGAAGAAGAGGAAAAATTGTTAATAACTTTTTTAAAAGATTGTTTAGATAGAAAGAAATTGTTACGTGTAAAAGATGTTATTTATGATAAAACAAATGGTTTAATAAAAGAAATACCTGCATTAACATTCACAAAAGTTAATAAACATTTCACTTTGAAGAATATTGATAAAAGAATATCTACATTAAAATCTTTGGCACCAAAAAAAGCTCAAGGAACTATTAGAAATAAAATTACACATATTTCGACAAAAATAGATGGAAATGATTCACATTCTGATAATGAAAATTAAATTGATATAAAAACTCTGATATATGTATATATAATGTTTTACATGAATGAATTAGATGATTTGGAAGATATAATGAATACAATAGTATTTGAAGATGAACCTACTATCTTTACACAAGATTACGCATGTGAATTTATAGAAACAGCTTTACATTTAATGGATGAGTATATGAATGAAAATCCAAATATTGTAACTGACCCAGATTTTCACGATATTCTTTTTGAAGAAGTTCAAGAAATATTTTATATACAATTTAATGATGATATACAAAAGTTTGATATTATTGAAGATGATATTGAAGAGTTATTAGAAGTGGCATTTAATATTTATATTACTTCATTCTATCCAGAAAGGTCTATATTTGATTCAAGTGTAGAAACTTATCAACAAACCGATGAAAGTATCAATATGATTGAAATAAAAATACAGAAACTAAGAGAAATTCCACAACCAGTACAAAGGACACCAGAGTGGTATCAATTTCGGTGGAATTTAATTACAGCTAGCAACGCATATAAAGTTTTCGAGTCTAATGCAACAGTAAATCAACTTATTTATGAGAAATGTCAACCATTAAAAATTATAAATGATACTCATGAGGAAGAAGAAGTAAAAATGATAAATACCAACACACCTTTACATTGGGGACAAAAATATGAACCTTTAACGGTTCTTTTATATGAATATAAATATCATACGAAGGTAGAAGATTTTGGTTGTATTCAACATCCAGTTTACAAGTTTCTAGGTGCGTCTCCAGATGGTATCATTGTTAATAAAGATTCAGATCGTTATGGTCGTATGTTAGAAATAAAAAATGTTGTTTCTCGTAATATAACAGGTATTCCAAAAAAAGAATATTGGATTCAAATGCAGCTTCAAATGGAAGTATGTGATTTAGATGAATGTGACTTTCTAGAAACAAAATTTGTTGAATATCCAGATAGATACGCATATAATGATGATATAAGTGATGATATAAGTGATGATATAAGTGATGATATAAGTGATAACTATCAAAATACATGTTTGACAAAAGATGGTAAACAAAAAGGTATTATAATTTATTTTCATACTAAACATGGAAACCCATTTTATGTATATAAACCACTTGATTTAATACAAGAGTTACAAATTCAGGAATGGGAAGAAAATACTGTTTCAATATATCAAGAGAAATATAATTATACTTTTTTAAAATTCATATACTGGAAATTAGATGTCTTTAGTTGTGTATTAGTTTTAAGAAACAGAGAATGGTTTAAAAATTGTATTTCACAAATTGAGAAAACATGGAAAATAATTGAAGAAGAGCGTATAAGCGGTTACTTACATAGAGCACCTAATAAAAAGATTAAAAATCACACTAATAAACCATATGTAAATAATGAATTTAGTGGATGTTTACTAATAAATAAACATATAAATATAGAAAGAATTATAAATTAAATAATAATAATATAGTGACATGTAATACAATAAGAAAGAAATAAAGTAAACAAAATGATGTTGAATTGTTAAATATATAATAAAATTAGATAACAATTATATATTTAATATAGAATATTTTGAAAGTTTGTTCTAAATGGTAATAAATTTTGTTTTGTTGAAAAGTAACCAATACGTGTTCCACATGTAGGATTTATAGGGGGTAATGGTTTAATAGTATTTGAACCTATTTTTTTTTCATTATACAAAGCTCCACAGATACTAGCAGGCATACAAGTTCCATCATCTGGTCTATATGGATATCTAATATTGTTTGTTATTTGAGCGTATGATCCTAATTTAAATATTGGATACCACCACCATATATCATTCGCACTGTTATTTGATATTTCATTTGTACCAGTTATAGGATATGTATTTTGAAGTAAAACATCTTCCTCTGAAGAAGGTATTTCACCAATTGAGTCCTCTAAAGTAAAATTAGAATACCCTTCTATTTTTTTCATAGATTCAGTAATTTTAAAAAAAAGAGGTAAACCTAATGCTAGTATTAGAATAAGAATTAAGAATAATATGTCGTTCATATATATATTTTATATATTTTATATATTTTTTTAATTTTATCAAATAAAAATCATTAAATAAACAAACTTAAAAATAAAAAGTCTAATTTATATAGATAATGAATAATTCTAGTGAAATGCGTGTTAAAAAAAGAAATGGGAAACTACAGGAAATATCATTTGATAAAATTTTAGACCGTGTTAGAAAATTGGGTCAAGAAGCAGGCGTTCAAATAAATTATTCATCTTTAACAATGAAAGTTATAGATCAATTATATGATACGATTGAAACAACAAAAATAGATGACCTTGCTGGAGAGCAATGTGCTTCACTTTCCACACAACATCCTGATTATGGTATACTAGCTTCAAGAATTGTTATTTCAAATCATCAAAAAAACACAGACACTCTTTTTTCAAATGTAATGAAACATTTATACGAATTTACTAATGTGAAAGGAGAGAATAAACCACTTGTTTCACAAACACTTTGGGAATTTACAAATCATTTTTCTAAAGAGATCAATGATATGATTGATTATAATAGAGATTATTTGATTGACTATTTTGGGTTTAAAACGTTGGAACGAGCATATCTTTTTAGAATTAATAATACAATTGTAGAAAGAATTCAGCATATGTGGATGCGTGTATCTATTGGAATTCACGGTGATGTACAAAACCAAAATAGTTTGGAACTAGTAAAAGAAACATATGATTTACTATCACAAAAATATTTTACGCATGCTACACCGACTCTTTTTAATGCGGGAACTCCTAGACCACAACTTTCGAGTTGTTATTTAATTGCTATGGAAGATGATAGTATTGATGGTATTTTTAATACACTCAAAGACTGTGCACATATTTCAAAGTGGGCTGGAGGAATAGGTCTCCATATTCACAATGTTAGAGCAAAGGGTTCTCATATTCAAGGAACAAATGGTACATCTAATGGTTTAGTTCCTATGCTAAGAGTTTTTAATAATACTGCTCGTTATGTTGATCAAGGAGGAAATAAGCGTAATGGTTCTTTTGCGATTTATTTAGAACCTTGGCATGCAGACGTTGAAGATTTCTTAGAGATGAAAAAAAATCATGGTGATGAGGAATCAAAAGGACGTGACTTATTTTACGCATTATGGATTTCAGATTTATTTATGGAGAGGGTAAAAACAAATTCAAAATGGTCTCTTTTTTGTCCTCAAGAGTGTCCTGGACTAGCAGATGTATATAGTGATGAATTTAAAGAACTTTATGAAAAATATGAAAATGGTGGAAAAGCACGTAAATCTATAAATGCACGTGACTTATGGTTTAAAATTCTTGACGCACAAATGGAAACAGGTACACCTTATATCCTTTACAAAGATGCCGCAAATAAAAAATCAAATCAACAAAATCTTGGAGCTATTAAAAGTAGTAATTTATGTTGTGAAATCATAGAATATTCTGATATAAATGAAACAGCTGTATGTAATTTAGCATCTATTGGATTGCCTACCTTTGTTAATGAAAAAACAAAAACCTTTGACTATGATAAGTTACATTATGTTACAAAAGTAGTAACAAACAATTTAAATAAAGTGATAGATATTAATTTTTATCCTACTGAAAAAACAAAAATTAGTAATTTTAAACATAGACCTATTGGTATTGGTATACAAGGTTTAGCTGATGTTTTTGTTATGATGGACGTAGAGTTCCACTCTGAGGAAGCGAAAGAAATAAACAAATTGATATTTGAAACTATTTATCATGCTTCTTTAGAAAAAAGTAATGAAATTGCTATTGAAATAAAAGAGTCATATAGTTCATTTGAAGGTTCACCTGCTTCACAAGGAATTCTTCAATTTGATATGTGGAATGTTACTCCAAGTGAGCGTTATGACTGGATTACTCTTAAAGAATCTATTAAAAAAAATGGTTTACGTAATTCACTTTTGGTAGCACCTATGCCAACCGCATCTACCTCTCAAATTTTAGGATATAATGAATGTTTTGAACCATTTACAAGTAATTTATATAGCCGTCGTACTTTGGCTGGAGAATTTGTTGTAGTAAATAAATATTTAATGCGTGAATTGATTGAACTGGGACATTGGAATGAACAAATTAAAAATAATATTATTCTTAACAAGGGTTCTGTTCAACAATTATCTGTATTATCAGAACATATTAAAAATAAATATAAGACAGTATGGGAAATACCAATGAAACATTTAATAGACATGTCAGCAGACAGAGGTGCGTTTATTTGTCAAAGTCAAAGTTTAAACTTATGGGTTGAAGATCCAACATATAATGTGTTAACTTCGATGCATTTTTATTCATGGAAAAAAGGTCTCAAAACAGGCATTTATTATTTAAGACGAAAGGCAAAACATCAAGCACAGCAATTCACAATTGAGCCTGATAATATCCATGCTGTTGAGGAAAAGGATGAAATTTGTGAAATGTGTTCCGCATAATTTTATAATGATAAAATTAAAAAATATTTATTTATATTATATACACGATGCTAACGGCAAAAAAGTCTATGTTTGGGATTAATGATTGTCATAAACCCAAAAAAAACACCAAGAAAGGATATAGATTTAATAAAATTTTTAGAAATAAAACAATTAAAAAACGTAGGAAACCTTATGCTTATAAAACAGTTATTTTATTTCCACATAGTTTAGGACAAACTAAAATAGGGACAGAACAAGCACCACGATATTTAAAAAAATATATAAATAAAAAAAATCATACTATAAAATTGGTAAAAAATACTGGTAATCTTTTCAAAAATATAATTGACCTCTATAAAGCAAATAGTAGTTCTACTGGTAAAATAATAAATATTGGCGGTGATCATTCAATGTCTATAGCAACTATTGCGGATACAATAAATAAATATCCTAATGCCAAAGTCGTCTATTTTGATGCTCATGCTGATATAAATACATACGAAAGCTCAAATTCAAAACATTATCACGGAATGCCATTAAGTTATGTAACTGGATTAGATACAAACACCAAATTTTCTTTTATTAAAAATAAGTTACCATTTGAAAATATACTATATATTGGTAGTAGATGTTGGGATCCATTTGAGATAGAAACTGTATATAAACATAACATCAAGTTTTTAACTCCAGATGAAATAAATAACAATTTTAATGAATCCTTAAATAAAATATTAACTTTTGTAGGTAGTAATCCCGTTCATGTCTCATTTGACGTAGATTCAATTGATCCTAAATATATACCATCTACAGGAACACCTGTAAAAAATGGTATTGAGCTTAATAAAGCCATTGCTATTTTAGATAAATTAAACAGTGGAGATATTGTTAACTTAGATATAACAGAATTAAATATGAAACTAGGTAAAAAAGATGATGGTAAAAAATCTGGAATAAATACAGAAAAGTTATTTCATAATTTTTTACAATAAAATAAAAAATAGAAAAATAAAATAAAAATATATTTATATTATTTTTCGAAATTTACAATCCGTTTTGTTATATGAATTAAATTAATTTATCCAATACTTTCTTTAAATGAGTGTCACCATCTATACTAATATCCGTATCGTACTTCATTTTCATATAACATCTTAGTGTAATAAGAACATCATTCAAAGAATTATGTAAATTTGATGGCTCAGAATCAAACAATTTCTTATGTAACTCCACCAATTTTGGGAATTTTTGATATGTTTTTCCTGTTTTTGTAACAGCTATAATATTACATAGCTCAATAGAGTCTTGTAAAGTACAAGTAATATTTTTTAAATTATTAAGATTGTATAGAAATTTTTTATACATATTATTCATAAATTTTGTAGAAAGCTCTCCATTATTAAAATAAATCAATCTTAACAATTCTACTCTTACCATATTCAAATCAAATGAAATGTTATGGCCTACTATCTGGTCTACAGTTGTAATATCATAAAAGAACTCTTGAAATACTTCTTTAACATTATAACCTGTATTCCATGATATTTCATTTGTAATTCCATGTAATTGTATACTGTAGTCACTAATTTTTACATATAATGGAATTTTAATTATAAAATCTTTTACGTCATTTTCCAATAGTGACTTTTTTTCAGTATCATAAATAATATAACTAAATTGAACGATATGAGGCCATTTATCAAGGCAATCCTGATTCATTAATTTTGTTTCTGGAAGTCCAGTAGTTTCTGTATCAAAAACAAGTATTCGCATTTTGTTATTTTAATTATCTAGTACTTTTTAAATGATATTTTAATTTTACATTTAGTATCATTAAAAAAAAGTTTTTTAATTCAATTTTATTTTCTAAATTATTTCTAAATTATGTATAATTTTTACAAATACCAAAGCTTCTTCGATGCCAAATAGTAATTCCATGTTCTTTTATTCCATCTAAATGTCTTTTTGCTCCGTAACCTTTGTTTGAATCTATACTATAGTATTCCGCAAGGTTTGGATTTTGAAAGCATAATTCCTCAATATACTTATCACGTTCTACTTTTGCTAATATTGAAGCAGCAGCTATAGCAGTATATTTATTATCACCTCCTTCAATAGTCTTGTAAGGAATAGTTTCTATTTTATTTGTTTTTTTATTTAAAAATGTAATAGGATTAAAATAGTTTCCATCTATTAACAAATTATATGAGTAGTCTTTTTTCTCTTCTTTTCCTTGTTCTTTCATTTTTTTATTAAATTGTTGTCTTACTTCCAAAATAGAATTGCGCATTGATTGCTGAGTCGCTTGTAGAATATTAATTTCGTCTATTGTTTTTTCATCTTCAAAACTGACATACCATGCGACAGCATTTTGTTTTATGTAAGTAGCGACTTCTTCAATTTTGGATTTAGAATGAAATTTTTTACTATCTTTCATCATTGAATGATTAAAACTATCATCTTTAGGTAAAATGACAGCTGCTGTATAAACTCTTCCAAATAATGGTCCTCTTCCAGCTTCATCTACTCCAATTTCAAAAATATTGTTATCCTCTATATAAAACTTATTAAGCGGTTGTTGTTTTACTCTAGGTATCGATTTTTTTTTTGGTATTATAATTATTTCTTCATCCTCAGAATCACCAATTATAGTTGCGGATTCGTAATCAGTTTTCATATCTATATTATGTCAATGTTAAATATTTAAATTTGTATTAATTCAATTCAATTATATTTTAAACTTTTTTCACTATATAAATTATACAATGAATACTGAAGCATTATTTCTTTTCTTGATTTTATTATTAGGCCTAGTTTTATGTTCCTTTTTAGGAGGTAAATGTAATAAAGAAGGTATGACTGATTCAAATTTTGATTTAAATGGACCAAGAGCAACTGGTAACAACAACTCTAATTTCAATAACAACTACTCTAATTCAAACTCTAGTAATGGAGCTTCTACTAGTTCTGGTAATGTATATGATAATTATAATCATTATAATGGTTCTTCTACACAGTTAGCAAATGGAACTACATTTTATGGTCCTAATGGTGGAACGGTGGTTGTTTCAACTGGAAGTGATGGAACACAATCATTACAAGTTACACTATCAAATGGTCAATCACCTATGACATTTAATAGTAGTAAATCATCAACATCTACAACAGAAAGTTATACAAATTATTATGGTAATAATGGAACAGCTACTACATTTTATGGGCCAAATAATTCTACTGCTACTGTTGTAAATGGAGATGGAGGACAACAAGCAATTCAAGTTCAAACATCTAATGGAACCTATACATTTACACAATCTGGAAGTGTTTATAATCCAAACAATACACCATCATCTACACAATATTATGGAAGCACAGGCACGCCAATACAAAATAGCAGTAGTTTAGCATATCAACAAGGACCTTATGGTGGAAGTGCTGGTTCAGTAACTGGACCAAATGGTAATACTGCTTACTACGCACAGGGACCTGCTGGAAATACTGTTACTGGAACTACAAGTACAAATTATCCTTATTATAATAATACTTCTTCAAATCAATATTATGGACCTTATGGTGGAAGTGCTGGTTCAGTAACTGGACCAAATGGTAATACTGCTTACTACGCACAAGGTCCCGCAGGTAACACTGTTGTAGGAACTAGTAGTGGTTACGGAAACCAATATTCAAATAGTCTTCCTCCTGGTATTCCCGCAAGTCAAATACCTCAAGGACAAGAAGATTTATATATTCTTAAATCAGAGGTAGTTCCTCCAGTATGTCCTGCTTGTCCAGTTTCGTCTGCTTGTCCTAGAGAAGAACCTTGTCCTGCTTGTCCTCCATGTGGAAGATGTCCTGAACCAGCTTTTGACTGTAAAAAAGTTCCAAACTATAACGCAATAAATAACGAATATTTACCAACACCTGTATTAAATGACTTCAGTTCATTTGGTATGTAAAGTAGTAAAGTAAGAAAATTAAAAGTAAAATTATTTAATTTTTATATAATAAAATAAATAATTAGTCTCGTGTTTTAATACATTTTTTATCCATATTAAATGTTGCTGTTCTCTCCTCCTGTGGAACAATATTTATAACACATTTAGATTTTTTTCCATATAATGGTTCCGTACATCCCTTCTCTTTTTTCTTTTGTGTTTTACTTTTTTTAAATGTAAATACTTTTGGTTTTTCATCCGTACATCTTGACCTAAAATGTTCATATCTCTCTCTAACATCACAATAAGTTAAGTTAGATTTTTTATTCAACATTTTATTAACTGTTTCATGTAGTTCATAAATATATCTTGAAAATGTTTCGCGATTTTTCATATGACATATTTGAAGTGGTTTTTTTTTAAAATTATTAGCTAGATTCATCCTACAGTATTTACAAGGCAATACATTTTTTAAATTTAATACAAAATCACGGTAATGTTTTTTATCATCTTCAGTTGGATTGACAGGATAGTTGAAACTCATAGTATGTAGATAATGCCACATTGCCGGCCCCCATACAGTTGTAAGCATTCCATCTCCACTATTATATTCTTTTTTTGTATATACTTTTTGTTTTTTTGTTTTATTATTAGTATTTATATTTTTACGCGTGAAATCACTCATATAGTATTATAAATAAAATAAATAAAATAAATATTATAATTAAAATATTAATAGATTTATATGAGCTCAGAATCTTCATCCGATTTAAATATATTTACAGAAAGTACAAAAACAATGTGTAGTTGTACTGCTGCTTCAATCATAATTATCATAGTTTTTGTTTTGACTCCTTTAAGTAATTTCTTTAAAACATCCATATTTATGAAATTACTTTCAATTGTTATTTTATTTTATACAATTTATTTGAATACTATACAAACAAACTATTTAAGAAGAGCTAGTAACTCAAGTAAATCTGACAATGTTAAAACGCAATTAAATATAAATATCATATGTAGCTACATTTTAACATTATTTTTAGGATTACTTGCGATTTTTGTTATCAAAAGTTTTTTCTAATTTAGAAAAATGTTTTTTAACATCCATTATTTTCATATAATATAACTTATCGTTTTTATAGTCATACTTATTGATAACGATAAGTTCACCTGTAATAGTTCTAAATAACATAATTACATAGTAATTTAATTTATCTTTATATTGTATTCGTTAAAAGAGAATCATAATTTCTTCTTGAATATATATAAATGGCTAAATATGTTAACTTTAATGGTTCAGGTATGAAAATGCCGTTAGGAGATGAATCAAATAGTTTTATATCAAAAATAAAAACAGCAGGTGGAAACTTAAATACATCAACTATGGTTATTATTGTTGCTCTAATTTTCTTTGCTATTTTGGCAGGGATTTATTGCTATTATACATTTCAATCTTCAACTACTTATAAACCTAATAATGAAAAAATAAAATCTGGATCTACTAAGTCTGCTGAATTATTATTATTTTATGTAGATTGGTGCCCTCATTGTAAAACCGCAAAACCTGCTTGGAATGATATAAAGTCACAATATGAAAACAAAACAATTAACGGATATCAAGTAGTATTCACTGAAATAAATTGTACGAATGAATCTCCGGAAGTAGAACAAATGATGAATAAATATAATATTGAAGGATTTCCAACAATCAAATTACTAAAAGATGGACAAATTATTGAGTATGATGCAAAACCTACAAGAGAAACACTTAATCAATTTTTGACGACTGTTCTTTAATATTATTTATTTCAAGAAAAAATTCTGATGCTGCTTCTTCTCCTATTGTAAATAGGTTTTGTCGTATTTCTACATTACTTAATGAATTTTTTAAATACTCTATAGTAATATATTTTGTCTTACATATCACTTCATTTGTAATAGATGGTTGAACAATACCTCTACTAAAACTGTATATAATATTATATAAAAAAGTCATAATAAAATCCAATAATGTAGACTCTGAATTAATACGAGTATTAGTATCCTCGTATTTATTTTTAAATCCTAATATTTCATTTTTGTTTTTTCCTGATTCAACACAATAATTTAAAGGATAATTACAAATAATTCCACCATCTATATAACATTTATTATCTATACAAACAGGTGTTACTATCACTGGTAATCCACACGTCATTTGAATAGCAGTTAATAAAGGTAAATTTGGATGGGTTAAATACGAAATATCTTCAAGTTTAAAGTCATTTATTTCAAAAGTAAAAAAATGTAATTCTATTTTAGAATATTGATAAAATTCATGAAGCGTTACTGTCATTGAAATATCTTTTGCATCAAGAAGTGGTTTGAAACATTTTTCAATTGTTTTACTATCAAAAATACCTTTTTTTGTGTAAGCCTCAAATATTTTTTCAACTTTTATTTTAAATACATCTTGCCATGGTCTTTTGATAATATAGTCATTGATTGTTTCCCAATCATATTTCATACATATTAGTGAACCAATAATAGCACCTGCTGAAGTTCCATAAATGGTTTCTATATTATTCAAATCTATAAATTTATTTTTTTCAAGATATTGAATAGCACCTAATGTTTGAATTAAATTAGGTCCTCCTCCAGAAATAACCAAGTGTTTAATAGTAGACATTATATTCATTTAATACATTTATTTTAATAACTTTTTTTCTAAAATGATTTTAAATGGCAAATATATTTACTCTTGAAAATATAGAGGATTTCTCTGAAAAACTAAATATTGATGAATTGTATGAGAAAAAACGTCAATATGATTTAAACAAGTTAGCATTATTTAACAAAATTTTAAATCGTATTCATGTAAGAATTAAGACGACATCACGTCAAAAAACAGATGAACAATTTTGTTGGTTTGTTGTACCAGAAGTTATTATTGGTGTTCCAAAATACGATCAAGGCTCATGTATAGCATACTTAATAGATAAATTAAAAGAAAACCAATTTAACGTAAGATATATTCATCCGAACACATTATTTATATCTTGGATTCATTGGGTTCCTTCTTATGTTAGAACTGAACTTAAGAAAAAAACTGGTATAATAATAAATGAATACGGATTAAGAATTGATGACACGGATGATAATACAAATAAAATAACATTCGAACCAAAAAACCCTAATGATTTTATATTAAATATGAAAAGTCAAGATAATTTGAATGAAAAAGTAAAACAACCAAAAAAAGATTATACACCTATCACATCTTATAAACCATCAGGTAATTTAATATATGGTGATGATTTATTAAATAAAATCGATAGTAAATTTACATAATTTCTTTAAGTTACTTTGGGAATTTATTATATAAAAGATTGATTTATTTTTCCAAGACTTTTTTCAGAAAGTTAAAAATGGACAAAAAAAATGTCCGTTTTTCAAAATTGCAAATAAATCTTCAATTTTGAAAAACGATGAGACCATAAAAAAAATTATCGTGTTGTATTTTTTTATGATTTTAAATTTTATTACGATAAATTTAATTTTTTTTTATATTTTTAAATATTTTATAAAACTTAAAAATATTTAGGGATTTTTTATTAGTATATATTACTAAAAATGGCTAATGAAAATCCCTTAAAAATCCCAATAATTTTTGAATGTAAATCATGTTACTATTATACTAGTAGTAAAAAAGATTACAATAAACATTTATTTACATCAAAACATAAAAGACTAACGAATACTAAGGGATATACTAATGAAAATCCTCAAAAATCCCCTTATAATAAAATTTTTTTATGTAAATGTGGCAAACAGTATAAGCATATGTCTTCACTATGTAAACATAAAATAAATTGTTGTTTTAAAGAAAAAGAAAATAAAAATAGTATATCTGATGTAACAGATAAGGAACTAATAGTCATGTTACTAAAACAAAATACACAGTTGATAGAACAAAATGCTGAACTTGTTAAAAATGGAATAAACAACACAACTAATTCACATAATACGAATTCACATAATAAAACATTCAATTTACAATTCTTTTTGAATGAAACTTGTAAAGATGCAATGAACATAATGGATTTTATTGATTCGATTAAATTACAATTATCTGATTTAGAAAAAATTGGTAAAATTGGTTACGTTGAAGGAATCTCAGATATTATTACAACAAATTTAAAAGCCTTAGATGTAACACAAAGACCGATTCATTGTAC